GCATTCTCAACGTCCTCATACTCACCCAGATTGTTCCAGCTGTCCACCTCCGGAAATATCGCTAGCAGTCTTGCCTCGGCCTGCCAGTCACCACTATCCCGCTTCTTTGCTGTAGTGATGACAATCAAGCGCTCTACGGTTTCGTTGTCATTGTAGTAACTCAAGGCGGTAAACGTCTTCCCAGTTCCGACACCTCCTTTGAGAATGCAGCCGTTGCGCATCTCACCGACTGCTTGTTTCTGGTGCGGCATGAGCTCGATCATGGATCTAGTTTCATCATGGTTGACGCTGTGACGTGAAACTTATCTATAAGTCGACCGGCATCGACCTGAAGTATCATGTCTAGAGTAGCCAGGAACGATATATACGCCTCTTCACTCAAGTCTTCGGGACCAAGATAAACTTCGTTTTTCCCGGTGTGTGTTTGGGTGATCAGAAGGAGTTCTTCAGATTCTTTGTGAATATCGATCGACCACTTAGCTGAGCTCCTGATCTTCGCGAAAAACTCATCTTTGTCTAGGCGTTTTGGCATGCGCTCAGGAACTCCAGGTAACTAACCGGATCCGTTTCGGTTGGGTTTGGGCCGTAATAAGTTGTCGTTTCGAGATCCCCGTCATCAAGAGTTACAAGTTTAGGCTCCAATCTCATGAAGTCCATCTTAATCTCGAATATCGGCTTTTTAAGCTCGAACGCAGAAGTAGGCTCTATTCTGTTGAGAAACTCTTCGGCGGTTAGCCTCCGTAGCTCCACCACTGCACCTTCTTAAGCCAAGATGGTGGCAACATGGCGAACTGATTGACCTGTATCACAAACGCTAGGCCGTCCTCTTCGCTCATGTCACGGATCTTCGGTGAAACATAGATCGCCATATCAAACAAGCGATAGACATGCAGCTCGTAACGGCTGCGAGTGAAATCCTCGATGAGAATGCAGAATCCCTCTGGCTCCCAAATCTTCCGCACGAATGTTTCCGTGTCTACTTCTTGCTTTTCGATGCTCTCAATGCATCCATCCTTCGTTCGATGAGCCGGTTAATGTCGTCGGTTGAGTAGTTAGTAAAGTTTTCCCCTTCAAGCGCTGTGACCATGAGTAGCTTGTTATCCGAAAGAAGCCCGTAGATCCTGTCTGTACCGCGAATCAAGAATTCGTCAGGATGTTCCTGAAGCCAGCTAAGTGTTTTAGAGAACTCCTCCTCAAACGAAGCTGGCTCGATATCGAACGGCGTGTAATGAAATTCGTCCATATTTCTCCTCAGTGCAGGTGCAGATCCCGAAGTAGAGACTGCAAAGCGATTAGCAGATTGTAAATGACATTCACCGATTCTGTCGGTGCGGCTAGCAGGATCAGCACACCGGTAATGATGATCTTCGTCTTGTGTTCCCTCATGCGTTTTCCTCTTTCTTGTGATAGTCGTATCTGAGTCGTCGAAGTTTGATCATGAAGTCTATGTATTCGTCTAGTGGAACTTCATCGCAAGCTGGATGCGTGTACTCGGTAATTACATGCGAATCCTCGTTTTCGACAGCCAGCACAAATGCCTGAGTCTGCTTGTCGGTTGCGATCGCGAACATGCCGTCGTGTTTGTACATCTCGAGGAATTCATCTAGCGAAAGTTTTTCACGCATTGTTCGCCTCTCGAGCCGCATTAAAAGCGCAGCACGCCTAGGTTCCAGAGATTAAAGATGATTACGATGGCGAATATCCACCATGATGCGCATCGTTCACACAAACACATAGTTTTTACCGCAGAAGACCCGAGTAGAATACTGCCCAGATAAGCGCCCCGACAAGACCCCATCCTATGATGTAGAATCGTATCAGCCACAGAACATTTTTGTTGTACTCGGAGATTTGCATTCTTTGATTAGCCTTTCATTTTGTAGCAGGACAGTCAAAGCATTTTTGCGTAACAACTCCGTCTACTGTCTCCCTCTCGAATTTGTGATTCGTCTTTGTTTCGTCTTGCACGTGCCCGCAGTTAATGGCGTCTTTGCAGTATCTGGTTCGAGTCTGAATGCAGTTGGCGTCCTTGAAGCCCCATGCAGACCAGTTATTCCAGTCATGTCTGTGAACGGAAGGGTCGGTACCCCATGAGAAAGACATCAATGGCCCCCGTCTCTAAACGCGATCCCGTCGTTCCAGCCATCTTCGTACATCTGCTGCTCTTCGCGCTTGCACTGGGCCTTTATCTCCTGGATCGTATTAGCCGCTTCGAGTGACCTGTTTCTGAGCATGCGGAAGAACATATGGAATACCCCGACGTAACCGATAGCCATGATGCCGATCACGGCGAACAAGATTTCGTCTAGCAAGTTAATCGCCTATCTAATCGTTTTGGATAAGAAAGAACTTACCCAATCTATAGAACTTAATTTTGTAATGACCCGGTTCCGTGATCATCTTATCTCGTTCAAGATCGTTAAGAAGCATGAAGAACGTAAGATTCTTATAACTGAAACGTCCCCAAAATCCCACGCTTCGTTTGAACGTGATTGAGTATGGTTCACTTGAACTATCGATTGTGAACGTCTTGACTATTCGCGGTTTCTTGTCATGACTTATTCTGATCAGATAAACCACTATGATGATACTGAGGATCGTAAAAACCCCAGCATACGTATAATACATTTGTAGTTGATAGGGCATGTCACTCCCCGTTGTTCAGCACGTCATCGACACGAGCCAGATATCCGGCATTGTACGAGTTATTGAGTTGTTCCTGCTTAGTCTTCCGCCAGTTACACTTAGCTTTGTAGAGGGCGCAGAGCACGCCAACATTGACTACGATACACCAGACTAGAATGATCTCGTAAATTTGCACCCAATGCATGTTAAACTCCGAACGTTCCGTTTGGTGAATCTGCAGCGACCTTCTCGAGATCTTCCAGGAACATGTCATAAACTTCCGGATTTGTATGAATAGGGCTCGGACCGAGATAGCTAATCGGGTTCTCGACCTCGTGCTGAACTATGAGCTCGATCTCGTTAATTTCTGTGTTGATGATCAGCGCCCAGTGCGGTGCCTGAGCGACCTCGTTGAGGAATTCTTCGGCCGTTAGCCGCTTCATCTTGGGATTCTTTCGCTTAACCATCAGTGCGCGTGCTCCTTGGTTCGGTACAACTCGTAGTCGCAATACCTTTTGATGATGAGCATGTAGACGCCCGGCTCATCAAAGCAGCCCTGGGCTTCATAGTTTTGGATAGCCAGGAAAATTCGCAGATTGCGAAGACGCAGAAGCTGCTTGACTGTTAGAATTTTCAGAAACTGCTCGGAAACTGACGGGTCAAGCGTTCGTATTCTGAAAGTTTGCTTGATTTGCTTCATGACGTCCTTCCTAAAACTCTTCGATCATTTTGTTGAATTCCTGCTCGTCCTGTTGCCGCTGAGCTTCTGTTACCTGAGGCTCAAGAATATCGATACACAGATCCAGCACCTCGACAAGGTGGGCCCGGATGATAACGACTTTCAGTTCAAGGTCTCGCCGTTTTGCATCACGACGCTGCTTAATAGCGAGAAATGCGCAGGTCATCGTCGTAGATCCAGCAAACGCCCCGGCCAAAATTAGAGCGTTTGCCTGAGTTTTTGAAAGCTTTGGCATACTTAATCCTTCGAGTCGATTGGGTTGTCCGGACGTCGCAGACCGCGAAGAGACTGCTCATCGGTGAGATATCGGCAGATCGCAGTGTTCCAGCCTTCGTTGTACGACCGAGTCTTTTCCTCAGAGATTCTCCGATCAATGAATCGATTAGCATAAGTGTTCCTTTCGTAGGGGGTTCATTATAGACCATGTTTTTCACGCGAATTTTAAGAGCCCCAGTCAAAGGGCTCTTAAAACGTCAGCCAGCTAACTTGACCGAACCGCAGTCGTCCGCTCCCAAAATGCAGTTCTTCGGTGGCTTACCAGTTGACTCCTCGAGCCCAGCTAGGATCCTAGCTCGTGCCAATTTGTACTGAAGAATTTGAGACACGACGAGGAGTACGCCAAAGAAAATTACTACGGAGATAAAGAACCACCAGATCATGTTCCCTCGCAATACATAAGAGCCGAGGGGCAGGATCCGAAGACCCCACCCCTCAAACTCACCTACGTAAGGCCGCCGATACCAGAGGGCGACGCATTCCGATGGACAGTGAAACCACGCCGCTCGAGCTCCGCGAGGAACTCCTCGGCCGTGTGCTTCTCGTTCCCGAACTTCGCGAGCACATCACGTGCGTGATCCCGAGGAGACTTCTCCTTTGAGGCCATGGCTCGCTTCGGTGCTTCCTGAATTCCGTCATCATTCATGATCGCTCCTCTGGCTTGTATCAGTTGAGCCTGGCGTTACTTGGTACTACTTGCCGGACGCGTCGGTAGATGGCGTGACCGTGCTCGCGGGGACGACGGCGATACCATGCGCGAATAGGTGAGCGAAGAACGCCTCCGCGTTGTGCACGCCGACGCCGATCTCCTCGAACACGGTCTTCACGTGGGCCACCATCGCCGGGTCGCCCTTGACCGTGGCCACGATCTGCTCGACGCCCGCAGCCGCCTCCTCCACCGTGGTGATGGTAAGCCCGTGCTGCGACAGGTTCGAGACGATCTGCTCGGCCTCCTTGACCGTGTAACCCGCGTCTGCCATCGCGGCCTTGAGCGGGTCCGTGACGACTGGAGTCGAAGCGCCGGTCACCGTGGTGCCCTCGGGCGGGTCCGCGGGAACACCAACCAGCGTCTGCTCGACGGGGGCCTGCGCGACGTTCGACGCCTCGAACTCCTCGACGGTCTGTGCCGGCTTCGGGACCTCAACGTTTTCGGACATGATTACTCCTCAGCGGTAGATGATGTTAGGGACAGCTACAACGCGTATCCCACTATTGCGGCGTTTACTGTTGACATTAAGCTGCTCATCTCATGGAATATCGCTTCCGCAAGGACGATATTCTTCTGATCTAAAGCCGCGAGCCAGTAGTGGTAGACTACGGGCATAGAATATAAAGCGACTTTGACGCAGCACAGCAATACGCTCTGAGCCTAAGGGCTATTTAGACTCGCTCAGACGAGTTAGTACTGTCCTTGTCGACGATCCAGATATAATTCGGCCGCCGGTCTTCCTCGTCTCCCCAGTCCAGCACGAAATATAGCCAGATCGTGTCCTCGATCCGGATGAACCCGATCACTTCCGTTTCCGCAACATGTCGCGGATCTGTCATGTTCTCGTTCCCGAAATGCGTCTTGGGAATCATCTCAGCGAATGCGAGCCGAGCCCAGATCGGCATCTCGCTGAGCGGCTGACGATCATGCGTGGGGGAAAGCATGGGACTCCTATTTGAATTGGAGGTTGCTTAGGGATATAACCACTCCCACTTTGGCGGCGATTTTCCGTTCGCATTAAGCTGCTCGGCTCGTGGACCAAGACGATTTCGCAGCACCGCCAAACGCTCAAACGAGATCGTTACTTGTTCTTGTAGTACTCGACTGCTTCCAGAAATTCAGGAACAGTGACCATCATCAAGCTACGGCCAAGACAGACGTCCATGCCGAATGCCTCGGGATGATCTTTCAGCCACGCCACAGTCTCTTCGCGCGTTCCGTTGAACACTGGCATCATCTTGGCGTCGAGAACCGCATCAAAGTACAATGCCGTCATCTCCCAGAATCTCCTCGACCCACGTGAGTGCCGGCGTTTCGGTCAGAGTTCTGCCGTCGACAACTACCCATGCATAGCGTCTTGCGGTGATAGGATTGCGCATGATTGTCTGCACAATCTCGCTAGCCTCGGCCTCACTAACGATTCGACCAGTTTGATACTTAAGACAGAAACTCCACTGGACATCTTCCGCGTTGATGACGATCTTCTTGGTCGAGAAGTTGAATGGGTTAAAGAATTTCATGTACATCTCCTGACTAGTCGCGCTTAGGCGCTATGTGTCTGAGGTTACTTGTCACGAAGATAATCGTCGACAGCTTTAGCTATATCGGCGACATACCTTTTAATTCGTTTTTCTGATTCAATCCTGCGGTGGCGTTCTTTGCAGAAGTCGATGCCGAAGATCACTACTCCGAACACAAAGGCTCCTGCATAGAACGCCAGCCATGCGAGATTGGCGAATCCGGTCCCGTTAATCCGCATCTATAATTCCGGAATTACGGCACTGCATTCGCAAACGCCTAGCGTTCCGAAGAAATGCTTCTGGACATCTCCCATCTTCGGATCGTAATGACATCGTCCACAGAATTTCCACTGCTCGTGCATGCCGTTCCCGACGTTATGCGGAGCACTCCACAACCAGTGTTTGTCGTGCGGGCAACTATCTTGATCGACGTTATTTGGCTTTGGGACGTTACCGCTAGGCTTGCGCGGTTTGTCTTTAACAAAGTCGTTAACCATCGGACATTCACCAGGTCTATGGGTGGTCCCGCATCGTTCGCAGTATGATGCTCTAGCCATGATCAGGTTAGAACAGTTTGTCGTTGCTGGAAAATACGTCTGATTTATAGATCTTCTTCTTGCGCATAAAGCGCTTCTTGTCTGTGACTAGGTAGTAGTGCTTACCGGCATCGGTAGAAAATGCCCTGGAGTCGCGAGAGTTCTGCCAGATGCCCTCGCCGTTCTTGTCGCCCCAAACCTCAGGCGAATGATAGATCCACTCTTTCGGCTCATCTGTGAGCGGCGTAAGCGCGCCGTATCTGAGAAGCTGCTCGATAACCGGGATCGCGACTGACGCTGATCCTCCAGAATGACCCATTCTTCGAAAAGCCTTAATGACTCGAAGATATCCGTCAATCGTCTCCGGGTCTTCTCGAGTTCGATTCTGGCGTGTACTACGAGATTGCTCATCATTACCCCCTAATTAGAACGGAGTATCGCCGCGAGTGATCGCCATCTGCTCGGACGCCTGATGAATCATGACTGGCTCAGGTTCTGTGAACATGGCGGATATCGCGCTGTCCGGCACGTCCATGTACTTCCTCTCGAGCTCGTCTTCGCGAATGGTTACGTAGATCGATTTGAGGTAGGCCTTCACGCCTGTCTTGCCACTGACCTCCCACTGGTGCGGTCGTATGATCATGTCGACGTTTTCGATCTCGGCCCAGTCGAGAATTGGTAGCATGCTCTCGTCAAGGGACGTCTTGCCCTTGGTGGTGATCATCACAACCCGTGGCGGCTGGCCGGCCCCGTAATGCACAGCCACTTCGAGTCGGGGCTGAGGCTTCGCGTCCTCTTCCTCAAGCCGTGGCTGAAGGTACTTAACGTTCCAGCCATCTTTGAGCATGGCGTCGGCGGTATCGTCGTCAAGGAGAACGTTGAAGTTGCGCTTGCCTTTGGCGTTGAATCGTCCTTCGGCGCCGGCGAAGTTGCGGAATATGATCCGAGCATCTTCGATGACTACTGGCTGCAGTCTGCTAACCATATTATTTCCTCTCAGCAAAGCGCGTAAACGCCAGCGTCCTTTTCCGGTCCCGCGACCGCATGATACGCAAGCATCGCCCACGATTTGATGTGCGTGCTTGCGTATTTCAACCTGTGATTCTTGACATTTCGAGCAGGTCTGACCTTTGTGATCTTCTTCGTCAAACTTTCGTCCTTTGCCGAAGTATGACCAAGAGTCTTCGTCATCTACCCAGTTATGACCGGTCAAACCGCAAGCCATCATCGCTCCTTAAGTCGGAAGGAGACACCGTCTTCCTGAATTCGTCTGATGATTAGCAGAGAGGTGCTGTGCATAAAACCGAGCCGACACAAACTGCCGTGCACCGAGTTATCAGCCAGCGCATTTTGATGCTCATCTTCTGCAGCCACTTCCGCATTTCGGGCCTTATATTGCGCAAGGCCTTTTTCATTCCGCCGCTGGAGCTCTTGTGTCAGCCTCAGCGGCATCGACCTATCACCATCTAGCTAAGGCCTTTCCCGAAATTCTATTCCGTCGTGTAGCATCTGATTAATCGCGGATCGGCAAGCGCTGTCGCTCAAGCCAGAACGCTTCAGGGATTCATACACCATGATGAGCGCGTTCTTGTCTTGGTCGACAGCGCTTGCCGACAGTTCCACTTTCATCGTCAGACGAGCCCGAGCTCCGTCTTCATCTCAGCCTGCAGGGCAACGAACTTGCCCAGGAGCTGGCTGTACGAGATCGGGTTCACGTCCCGGATGATCCCGCTCTGCACCGACAGGAACGTCTCCTGCGCACGCGTGTAGGCCGGCACGTTGCCCGAAGACATGAAGGCCTGCTGCTCGGCGATGAATGCCCCCTGTGCACGTGCGTAAGCCGCGAGACTCACATCGACCTTGGTGTCTTCCGGCAGAACGTCGAAGCCACCGGCCGTCAGTCCGCGGTTAACGGCTTCCTTGAGGTGCTCCAGGTCATCGGCACCGTGGCGACGCGGCTTCGACAATGCCAAGCCGCTCAGACGAACACTGGGGTCATCGACGATTCGATCCCTGAGTCCTTCCTGTGCCGCAGGGTACGGGCCGCTGCCGTTGGTTGCGGCATGACGTGCAGCTTCTTCGATGGGCTGACCCATGATCTTTCTCCCTCTAATTGTTCTTGGATTGGTAAGACTGTTGGTTAGCTGACGGTGACGGACATCCCGGCAAGAGAACCGGAGAAAGTGGGAACGAACACGTCACCCGGAACAAGCTTGAACCGGTAAAACACGCAACTTGCCGGGATCAACTGCGTGACACCATTGATCGTGAGCGCCGACAGCGTTCCGCCAGATATCGCGAGTGTGACCTCGGCCTCACCGCCGTAAAGGTTGGTCCAGGTACCACCGGAAGCCGGCGGAGTGTGAACAGAAGACACCGGACCGCGGATACGCAGACGGTCGTAGACTCGAACACCAGCGCCACCTGTGACCGGAACATTTCCGTAACCGTTGTTGGTGGTGCTGTCGTAGTTTCCGCCAGCGGTGATCGACCCTTCCATCAAGTTTCCAGGATCGTGAAGAACATCGGTGACACTCTCGTAGTCGATGCCAGAAATATCGCCCTTCACGACATTACCGCCAACGAATCCGGTGACGCCAGACGGCATTGGCGAAACCGAGTAGCTGCAGTTCTCGGTCTTGATCTTGCTAAGGTCGAAGGAGTGCGCCATCGCCGTTCCGGAATATGGCCGAATGGCGACGAAACAGTTGACCGCCGTTCCTTCAACACATGTCGCGTGCTCAGAAGGCATTGTTGCGTAAGGCAAGCCTTCTACAGACCATCGACCCATCTCTGCGATGGCGTTGTTGTTCGTATCCGGCATGCGACAACCACAAGCGGTCCTTGTGAGACTGCCGTAGTTCCCGAGCACCGGCCAAGCCGTTCCCGCAGGCACCGTCGCCGCAGCCAGGTAACCCCAGTTCAGCATGGAGATCTCAGCCATGCCGAGCCAGTCGAAGCCCGTGAAACCGCAGTCCCTAGGCGCCATGATACCCACACCGTCAACACGAGTGTGCATGTTGCTGAACAGCGATGTGCCGCCACCGTATCCTGCGTAAGGACCACCGAAGACGCTGGGAGGACCGTAGGTGGAATCGATGGTGCCGCCGCCAATTAGCACGACGATACCGCTACCATCCTCCTGCGGGTCTGTCTGCAGCCAGTGCGGAAGACTCGAAGCGTCGGAGTTCGTGACGATAACGTTACGCCACTTGCGACTTGTCACCCCACGAGGAGCCATCGGGAACATCGCGTTGCCGGCAGTGCTTCCCCCAAGGACCGGAACGTCCGCAGCACCGTAACCGTTCCCAAACAGGCAAAGCGCAGCTTCACGCCTTGAACCCGCCATGAATGTCCAGCTATCAGCTATCGCCGCTTTGATTGCCGGACTGGTGTTGGTACCGAACATGCAGCCGTGATTAGAGACGGTCGTACTGGCGTTGGCTGAGAGCACTGCTGTTGAATGGTCGGTTACGGAGACAATTGTGTGACCGTAGTAGTCACCGCCGCTTGGGCCGGCGCCGAAGATATAGACGAACTTGCCTCCCTCAATCGCTGTTGTGGTCAGTGGCTGAGTGGACGCGAATGACAAGATGTTGCTACCAGCCGTGATCGACGCGTCACTGACGATAATCACATCGCCTTCGCCGTTGGGGTAATCCTCAGGCGCGAACTTGAAGTCCGATCGAAGAACGGCCGGCATGTTGAACTTCGTGACCGCACCACCTCCGCCACCAACACCGGCTTGCGGGGATGCCACAGCAAGATCCGACAGATTCTGATCGGGGCCATCCGTCGAAAGCAAGTTGAACGACCACGGCTGCGGGTTGCCGGGGCAATCATCGTAGTAGACGCGGTAGGACCAGCCCGGAGTCGCGTCATCGTTTTGTGGTCCGAGCAGGTCGTTCGGATATAGATTGACCACCGGCTTGCTGGTGCGATCGAACCAGACTGTCGCTTCAGTCATTTCGAGCAGCATGTGATTGACGGTATCACTGACACGTTGCGATGGCACAAGCCGAATTCGGCCGGTCTTGAACTGGTTGCCGAATATATCGGCACTGTCAATTGTGACGGCGACCCTGTTTACCATGTGTTCGTACCCTTCGTCAGACGATTGATGACATTAGCAGACCGGAGCTTATCGGAGTCGCGATAAGCTGTACTTCCGGGTCAAGCCAGTAGTTGCCGGCATTGAATGAATCGACCGGACATCCTGGACTCGTACTGGGCAAGAAAGTGCATTGACCACCGTCTCCTGTGACACTAGCGTTGTTCGGTGCCGTAATCGGGCCATTTGTGATGCCCGCAGAACCGTCGCCTGTGTCCCAGTAATGAGACGTTGCTGAATACCAAACCGTCGAAACGGGCTGATGAATCACAGCTTTGTAGTTGGTAGCTGCTGACAGAGTCGGCTTTGACGCAAACTCTGCACGAACTGAACCTGATCCTGCGGCTCCAGACCAAGTTGCTGTTTCGGTATGAACGAGCGTTGAATCTGAAGCCGTATAGAGGGCTATGTCTGAGGGAAGATCCGTTGCGCCAGATCCAGAATAGAACCAGATCGCATTCAGCTGACACGGATTGCTGACGCTGAATTCCACCGCAAAACTGTACGGTGAAGTGTCGCTGTTCTGAAGAGTTGGCAGCGCGACGAGCGGTTCGGGGAATAGAGTGTAGACGGTGGTCATCTAGAAGCCCAGCGCAGGGCCGCGGTAAATCCATCCGCCAGCGCCACCATTTGCGTCGGCGTTATAGGCGAAGCCGACTTCGTCCACCTTGCCCGTTATAGATGTCCAGGCAGGCGGACCGGCCGTACCGAACTTGAATATAGCATTGAACAGCGGTGTGTATGCTCCGCCGTAAATGATCCTGAGAACGAAAACGTCGCCATCGACCGGATTTGACGGGGCGGCTAGCGTATGTGATGCGCCGCCGAGTGGCCAACGGTAAACGTTGCCCAAAGACGCGTCAAGCGCTACCGATGATCCGTCGGTGAGTGTCCGAACCTTTGGCGAGACACGATCGGGAAATGCGGTGTCGCCAGCCAAATTTGACGCAGTTGCTGCGTTTCCTGTGCCGACTGCATTCGTGGCGAATATCTCCGCGGTTGTCAGTGCGGTGGCTATCGCCGAAGCAGCGGCACTTGCCGCAGCAGTGGTAGCCGTAGTAACTGCGGCGCTAGCTGCATTAGCTGCGTATGTTTCCGCCGTAGTAATGGCGTTAGTCACCTGTGTTGGCGTTGCATAGTCAGTCCCGGCGGTTGCCGCTGAGACTGCCGTACCGTCACTCTTCAGGATTCCTGCGGCCGTCACTTCGAGTGTCACTGTCGGTGTCGTACTCGCACTAGCTACAGTTCCGGCAAAGCCGTTCGCACTGGCAATCGACATTCCGGTAACAGTGCCTGATCCACTGCCGGATTCATTACCCCAAACGGAGTTCTGAGATCCGTCGCCAATCGCCTTGGGGACCTGGTTAGCTGTCGGAATCCCTGCCGGCCGCGGCATAACCATCGTTCCCGGCTGAACCACCGGAGTCGCAGCGAGCGATCTCAATCGTTGTGGCGTGTTGTTCGTTGATAGCACATAGAACGACCAAGGTCTGGGAGTACCTGGGCACTCATCGTAGTAGATGGTGTAGTACCATCCGGGAAGCGTGTCTCCCTGAGGCCCGATCAGGTCGTTTGGGAACAGATCGACCTGCGGAGTTCCGATCTTGTCGAAACGCACTTCCGCGCCAGCCATTTCCAGCAACCCGCTATCTGCCGGATCCGGGATTCGCGTCGAGGGGACAATGCGGACACGGCCGTAACGAAACGGCTTGTTCGTGATATCCGCACTGTCGAGGATCAGCGTTACCTTGGGTGTGGTCACGTGTTAACGTGCCTTTCTTAGTAATTCTTGTGGAACCGGATCTTCCCCTCAGAATCTACCGGTATTTCTGGCCTTACGGCGAGACTGTATGCGCCGTGATAACTTGTTCCACGCATAAGCGCTACTGCTTCTTCATTCGATGGATCGGAACGTCGATTCGATTTTCTGTTTGAAAATCTTCGCCGTTCCGATTACTTTGCGCGATCCACTAATATAAGTCGTTAGTGGAACTTCTATCGGCTCGTCGGACTCGCCAGCAACGGAATGCCAGAAATTGTTGCCTTCTGCAATTTCCTCACGAAGAACATCGAGACTAACTTCTTCTGGTGTAGGTAGTGGAACCTCGTTAGTCATTTCACTCCTTAACTAGAGCTCGGGGACATGACTCAAGCGGCCATGTCCCCGAGCTCAAAACCGACAGCGTGTTATTCCCGCGGGCTTCTAGTACTGAGAAGGCGTCTTCCCGTCAAGACCGGTTGGCTGCCCGTTCGGTCCGAGGAACCAAGACCAAGGGCGCGCATCCACCCGATAGGTCCACGCGTAGTCTGTGTTCGGCTTCGCTGCCGCCGGAACGATGATGTCCCAGCCGCTCCAGTCCACCGTGGCGAACCACTCAGGCGGCGGAGGCACGTCTTCCGGGGTGAGCTGTACGAACGGCTGCACCTTGTACGGCGTGGAGAACGTGACGTGGATGAGGCTGCCGGGCTCCGGATGCGAGCCAGTGTGGATGTGGATCTGGCCGATGGCGTCGTTGCCGTTGATCGAAGCCGTTCCGCCGCCGGTGCCGTTCATGGGCACGGCCTTGTCATTCAGCATCTGATAAACTCGTTGCTCGAAGGTGTCCTGAAAAGGTATCACAGACGTCCTGCTTTCGTGAATGTTGGTTCCGGGAAGAAACGCAACCGCGAGTGAGATAAGACACAAGGTCGCGAGAATTACCAGCCTTCGCACTTAGGACCGGCCGCGCCGCAACCTCTTTGCGGCCATGCCGGCAGCAGCGAGGGCAGCGAATCCCATGGCTACCAAACCGGCCACCGTCCAATCTGAAAAAGTGGCTATGGTACCGAATGCTCCGAGTCCGCCGGCGATGTAATTGGGTGAGTACACGAGTTAATCCGTTTCTTGAAAGATATGGCCGCCGTCAGAATCATCCGATGGCTTGTCTCCAGCATTCATGACCGACAAATAGATGCCGAAGAATGCTGGAGTGATGATGAGAACCACTGCGAAGACGCTCCCAGAAGCGGCGTCCACAAGTGCGGCCAGCACCACACTAGCTATGAGTTTGACTTTGTTCTGACGCAAAGCGCTTGCGAAGCTGACCTTTCCCGCGGTCTTTGGCGTCACGTGGAACACACTTCCGCCAAATGTCGTCTTGAGCGACGCGAAGAGGCTGGCGAAATATACGGAACCGAACAGCGCCATCGAATGCAGAAGATAAGACACCAGCTTGCGTTTCGGCACGTGCCGCCACGTCAGGATGTCATTGAGCATTGGCGCAATCAGGAACGTCACTGTAGGAATCAGCATCCACAACGGGAACTTGTTACTGAAATGCACCTCCGGGAATATGATGGCGTTGACGATAACGTACAAACTGAATACACCTGTCAACGGAAGGCTGAACGTGAAGAGGACGATGTCCAGCTTCTCGTACCATCTGAGTTGCTTGGAGAACAGAATCCGACCGGCATAAGTCCGGATGAATTCCATGTTGCCCTCGGTCCACTTCTTGTGGCGCTTCTCGAAGGCGAAGTAATCGACCGGGAATTCTTCACCGCAGAGAACGTCCTCCGCAAACTCCGTTCGGTAACCACCGCGCAGAGCATCGATGGCGAACCCGATGTCCTCGGCCACGATCTCTGGGAAACCACGAGCCGTCAGATATGCATCACGACTGACCATAGCACCGTGGCCTAGCAAAGACAGGAATCCGGCATGCGCCTTGACCTTCTGATATACAGGCCAGTGCGAATTCACTCCCGGAGCGAACATCTTCATGAATGATGTCCGATTACGTGTAGCAATGTGGTTTGCCTGGACGATACCGACACTTGGATCCTGGAAGTAGTCGAGGCAACGATCGATGAAGTTCGGCGGCAGCACCTCATCGGAGTCGACGATGACGAAGTGATCCAGTCGTTGCCCAGCAGGGGACTGGAGGAAGTTATTCAAGTTTCCAGCCTTGAACCCCTTTGGCCGATTCGTTCGACGAATAACCGGGATTTTGTACATCCAAGCGAACCGATCAACACGTGCCTGGAACTCCGCCTTCGAGCTATCATCCAGGGCATAAACCTCGAAGTTTGGGTAGTTCTGCCTGATAGACAATCGAAGCGATTCTTCGCTAATGTCATTGCAGGTCACGTACAGCAGACCCACGAGCGGGCTACGACCTTGTGGACGTCGAGGAACCACTTGCTTCTTCCACGACGTGGCACGATAAGCGATTGGATATACTACGTCCTTCATACCATTGAGCCAGAAGTACATGATGAAGAGCGTCGTGGAAGAGACCGTAGCGCCGAGCAAGTCGCTTCGATTGAATGCTCCGCTGATGATTGGCGCCGCAGCCATCAGCATTGGGACGCATAGCAACGCCCACAAACCAACGATGCACCAGTACATGGTCGATGTTCGAGTTCGTACCCTAAACGCTTCCCGCGATATAGCGGGACGGGGCGTGAAGGTGGGACGCTGCAGTTCAGAAATGTTCCTGAGCTCTTTCAGCCCTTCGAATGGATCGTTTCTTACAGCCTCAAAAGGTCGGGTATTCGGCACTTCTATGATTCTCCGTTCTTATCGGATGATGAATGCCGAGACTTAACGACATAGTCCGGAATATGATCTGGACAATATGACTGGATTATCGGAGGCGTAGCTCATGCGTGTTAAACCGGCGTGTGACAGTCTGTTTCTCCGCAGGCGATTGATGCGTTGGCCCACATAACAGTCTCACGAAGCTTAAGAATGGCCGTTGAACGATCACCGGTATCCGGACAGATTCGCAAGATCAGATCGGCGAAATGAGCTCCGACACTTCTGATAGCCTCATAACGCGCGGTCTGAGTTCCCTGAGGGGGATGATAAGAGAACTGATTTTTGATCATCGCTATATCGAAAGAATCAGGTTCAGATACTTGCAATTCTGGAATAATATTCATTTTGCCCCTAACTATTTTCTTGATTTGACCCGGAATTTTTTCGGATTCAGTCCGGCCATGATGATCTCGTCTAGTGTGGGCATTGCGCAGAACGCATCGCAATGATGATGAATTGTCCACGGACAATCACCACTTCCCAAACCGAGATGTTCACCGGCATGCCCGAACTGTTGATTGCCAAACTCAAGCCGATCGATCCGGTATTTGCGGAAACCTCTTTCTAGTGGTTCGGTCATGTTGCGTTAGTCATTCTCCTGGCACTTGCTAAGCCAGAGCTCGGCTTCTTCGATCTTGGTTAGCGCGAGCGAACGCTCGCGTCCAGGCTTGATCTCTTCCTCGATACCCTCTCGCAGCTGTGACAGATTCGTCTTGAACCAGGGAATATAATCCTTAGCCATTGTTTATCCCCTAGTCCGGAATGCAGACGTTGTCGAACTTCTTGTACGCGTCGAGATAAGACTCGGCCTTGTCGCCGTTGTAGGTGACCTCGTAGTACATGCCATCCGGAAGAGTCGTACTGATGAGCGCCTTCCAGTTTTGCAGGGTCTTCGAGAACCAGACGACATAGACCTCGTCGAAGGCGAATGTGACATGCGTGTCGGTCTTCTCAAGGCGCTTCTTGATGTACTCGAAGGCGATCAGCTTCGCCTTGACGATGATTCGTTGCTCGGGCATTTCTATTTCCGCCATCTTGGCGTCTCCTTTGCGTAGAGCATCACACGTTAGACAAGCACCTGGAACGTGAAGATAACTATCCATCTTATTCCTAACTGGCTCGCTCGATCATCATCCGCTCACCGTTAACGTAAATAGTGAGCGGAACGTCTTTCATCGGCGTAGAGAGATTAGGCATTTCATTCCTGAGTATTCAGCTACGGGCGCATGCCTTTCGCCATCGATTCCGCGCTCTCCACCTCAGCGACGCATTCCTCAAGATGAAGGTAGAACTGCGTAAGCTTCTGGCAAAGAACGCCGAGAGTTACGGAAGATATGTCGCCCGGAATGACTCGAAGACGCAAGACCCTGTCCGAAAGTTGATCGTTCATCGCCTGCGCTTGGGCGATTGCTTTTGAATTGGCTTCCAGGATCTTCCAGATTTCGTTCAGCGATTCGCGCTGCTTTGAGGTGGGCATTCCTGTCCCTAACTGATTCTTATTTCGAATCTAATTTATTTTGTATCGTTTGATTTGAAGCGATTAACTCTTATCCGGATATCTTCCGATCCATCGCCAGTCATGTGCGTCCACGAGAGTATGCTTTTCGCGAAGAACGTCAGGATTTCCGGTTTTCACCGGCTCCAGAGAGACTATCACGCGACCATCAGCCATGAATGTTGTATCTTTGACGCATCTCGAAGCCCAACCATCGGCCAGTTCGATCTGGTCACCTGGCCGCGGAACCGCCATCAGCCAGCGTCTGATACGAATACACCAGATACCCGCCTCAGCTGGAGGATTGGAGTAGATGTTGAGATCGATAATGACATACATCGATGATACTCCTAGCTGGTGAACCATTCAAAGTCACCGTAATTGGAGATATTCGTGACAGCCGCATCCACGAGCTTCGTGAAATATGACATGTCGATTGATTCTTCTAGCTCCTCATCAATCCCGAACTTCAGGACGTGAGCTTCCTTCCAGAAGTGACCCTTGGTGCCGGAAGCCGCGTGGAATGCGCCGTCCTTACCCCGGAGTAGAGTGCCTCCGCCGGTTCCCGCGAGGACAGGAACGAATGCGCCCGCTCGTCCGACGAAGCGAGGCTCTCCATCGCCGAAATCAAGGTAGAGAGCAGTCGTGACAGTCTTTGTCTCAGTGAAGTCATGATAATTCAGAGGTTCCTTACTGAATAGAGTTTTGAAGACGTAAGGGTGCTGGAACTGTGCTCCGGTTGCCGTCCAAGTGCCATCGTGCTTCTTGGCGACGTAGACGGCGTCATTGACGAGACAGAACTTGGAATATGTCTCTTCATGTTCAAAGTCGTAGCCATATTGTTGGCCGAATTCCATTACGAAGTTGACGATCTCCGGCGTTGCATCGGGGATCTTGATCGAATCGGTCTTAATATGAACGACCTTGAAGCCCTGCTTCTGGACCGCCTCTTTCAAGTCGATCATGAACAGGGCACCGCGCTTGGCGACGATGTTGTCTTTGTTACGCGGGTCACGGAACGGGTTGTCGAAGCTTGCTGATGTGAGACCGTAGACGATGTTGATTACGATCTTCAGCGCATAGGATAGCGCTGTGGCATCGTCTTCCGAATTGAGGTAAGGTTCGAGGGCACCGGAGAGCATTTTTCGAGCTGCAGTGTAATCCTTACGCTTGATGGCGATGCGAGCGGCCTTGAGATCTGCGAAATTCTTCGTATAAGGACCGAATAGATCCAGCAGTTCAATCGACGTCGGGTGCATTGACGCAACGTCCAGCACGGCGACGTTTGAGTACATGCCAGGTTCGGCATAAACATAGCCGCCCTCGCCTGTGATCTCACCCTTATACTCGCTCTTCCCGAATCCGTACGTATACCCCGGAAATAGCTCTGATAGATCTGTGTAGTTGAACTTCTCCTGCGGTCGCCTGTCGTCACCGAATATGATCCTCGCTGTGAGTTTCTGAGTGGTGTCGTTGACGGACATGCCGGCCATGTCTGCCAGGATCTGACGCGCTACGAAATCCTGCTTGCGGTCCTCGAAGACCTGTTCGGTTGTGATGACGTCGTTTGCGCAGTAGTCGAGCACATCAACCCACAAAGGCTCATCGACTGGACAGTCCCAGGGATGTCCGAGCTCCTTGTGGTTGAGTCCGAGCTCGATTTGGAATCTCTTCAGACCCTGCTTCTTGCTTGAGAAGTCGTAAATATCGGCATACGACAATCCATACGCATCGCCGAACATCGACCCTTGCTCGCCATTGATGATCCGCTGGCTGAGTTTGAAGAGGGCCTCGTTGCTGTACCCCATCACTCGAGCGTACAAAATATGGTTGTCGTACTTGCGGTTGTTGAATCCCACGAGCTTGAACTTGCAGAGATCCTCGATAGCAGGGCCGCTAGGATTGAGCATTTTGACGACGTTGGCATCGCCCGCGTACTTCCAGCACACCACGAAGAGATTTGGAAATACCTCAACGTCGTAGAACACAAGCCGTTCGTCCATCGGCTCAGGCTCTACCGACTTCTGAGCTGACTCCGACGCGAACTTCATGGCCATGACCGTCTTGACGCAGTACAACGAATGGTTCGTCGAGTTGTTGGCGAATGCCAGAATTCGCCCGCGCATGTCTGTCACGTCGTACGGAAGGCCGGAATTGAACGCGTCTTCGAGGATTTTCCAGATGAAGTCAACGCTTGACTTCGTTCCCGGATGAATTTCCTTCCGGAGGTTTTTCAGGATCAAAGCCCGCAAACCCTGCTCACTCTGGATAACTTTTGAATCGAGCATCTTCTCTTCCTTGATCGGCAAGCCTCCGGTGATGAGGGCGACTGGAATATCATTGCACTTGGTCAGCTTGCGTCGAAGTGAGGCTTCTCCCGTGAAGATTTTGACTTCGATTCCTTCGGCAAAGACACGACCAAGTTTCGAGACATCTCCATCATACAGGTAATGAAGGTGTATTCCTGCCTCGCCCTTACTGAATTCTGCATACGTTGCTGGCCAGAGGCTAGCTGCCTCAAGGTTTTTCTCGAGACTTTTAGCACCATTGTCTCCTTTCAGGTCAAAATCTATAACGACGTGCTGCTCGCCAGGCTTGACGTAGTGAATCTTAGAGGTGTCAAGCTCTGCGAGCGTCGTCTTAACATTAGACCATTTCCGACCAGGAGTTTCATCCTCATTGGCATACTGCGCCGGCATATCAGCCAGCAGAGTATCGAGCAGGGAAGTCTCGACGTCCATGACTAGTGACGGCTCAGACTTGATCATCATAAGGTTAGGTCCTAGCTTATCGTGCTTGAATCCGGAGAACCAGCTGCGAATAAGAACGCCGTCGACACGCGCTCGCTCTTCGAATTTGTCGAAGTAGTTCCGCAATTCATCACGAAACTTAGACCGGTTAAGCGTCCAGTCGTAACCGCTTTCCTCACAGAACGCTTTGTATAGATTCCAGGCCTGAAGGAGCGTAGTGCCGTCTTGCTCCTTGAACAGGTCAAATTGTGACAGCATGAAGTTATAGAATATGTCGCTTCTGAGGATCATATCGACAGGTCGATAAGTCGAGTAGTAGTTCTTTCCTAGTCGACGATATAGACGCAGGCAGTGATATGCAATTGCGCCGAGTTCGAATCCAATTTGCGCCGTTGTTGCCGCATATTCTTCCGCCGGGATTTTTTCGCCCGTGGGGTGTACGTCGATCAAGCGCCTGATGAGACCCGATTTTGCATCCGTAATGCGAACCGACTGGTTAGAGCCGATAAACAAGAACGCAAATATCTTGCTTGTGTAGGTGGTCTTGTACTTCTCGTTGATGACCAAATCTTCGTGGGATATGATCGAGTTAAGACGAGTGTTATCTTCGATCTTCGACAAGTCACCATCATGCTGAATTGCAACGAGCGGATTACCCCTAAACGCTTCCGTGGCAAACGGATTATTCGCGGTAGTTATAGCTTTCGCGTCGAACGCGGCGTAGTAACCGACGAACAACTGCTGCAGAATATTTAGGAACGTCGACTTGCCTGTCCCGGCCTCACCATACAACACGAAGAATTTCTGAATATGCCTAGAGTCGCCTGCTAGTATTGCACCGATTCCCCATTCGAGCTTACGACGCTCTTCGACAGAATATAGCACACTCATCAGACGATCGTACGCCACGATCGATCCATCTTCGATGGAATACGGCAAACGCTTTGAACTGTAATCCGCCTTCCTTGGCGGCGTATTTGCGAAGGCTAGCTTCGCGTCTAGATGATGGTTCGAATCCGGCAAGTTTCCGCAATAACTGCGAAATTCCTGCCATAGCTTGCTCCTGTAGCTCCCGAGAGTCCGAACGTGGACCGACACATCCGGACTCTCGAGTTCGTCAGCACGCTTGTAGAGATCGGCGTCAAGCAGTCGTTGGACATCAAATTCATCCGTTGACCACAGGCCCGCTTCTTCATCCCAGATTGCATAGAAAGAGCCACCGCGAACCATCAGGTCGGACGAGCGGCGAACCGTAAAGTCTGGGTAAACCTCGACTCCACTCTTCGTCACCCGGTCTCTGACCTGATAGAAGTCCATAGAAGTCCTCTCTCGCTAATACATCATGTTTTCTGTCATGTAAGCGCTCATCTGGAGCCAAAGCTCGACGTTACGCTGATCTTGATTCGGAATCTCGAGTGGGAATATTCCTCCTCGGCCAGACGGTCCATACGCACGATCATTGAAGCGATTGAGCTTGCGCTCTATTCGCCACATGTCAGTAGGAAGTATGCGTTTATCGTTAAGATGAACTAGACCGAGGTTAATCAAGAATTGCTTAAACCACCAGCCAACAGTTCGATCAACCATGAAATCGGCTCTTTTGGAAATTCCGATCAGCACCTCAAATATAGAAGCGTCTGAGGCGAGAAGTTCATCCCAAGTAGCCAGGCCTGTAACGACATCCATTTCTTTGATGAATTCGTTACGAAGCTCGCTACCATCCGCATTTCGATTAATGTCCTGCGGAATGATAGCGTTGAAGAGTTTCTGATGCATAATGTCACATAGCTTCAAATATGACAACTGCGAATCCGAGTCCCGAACAGTAAATACTTGATCGTAAAGCCAGCAGAAATATCGCTGGCTCAGATCTCGCACTTCTCACCTCTTTTCTTAGAGTTAGGATTGCCGTAATTGAGAACGGCTTCCACGTATTCCGTTCGATTCAGGACGATGTCGAAATCAGCTTCCAGCTTGTGATTCCGCACGTACTGAATATACGGATCGAGTGAGACCCCGCCAAAGTCTTCGATCCTAAGCGGTCCGGTAATTCCGTCAAAGGTCCGGATCGGATCATCCTTATCGTCGACTAGGACGTTGTCGCCAGCGTAGTAAGTTACACTGATTTTGTTGTAGTGTTCGTAGGCCTCTTCGTTGAATTCGGCACTATCTATTCGGAAGGGTCTGGATTCGTCTCGGTCTGCGGGAGGCCAGATGATGACTCCGTCGAGACCATCTCGATTTCGTCCCTGGATGGATCCTTCTGCCACCGTTCGATGGATTCCTGAATTTGAGCGAACCGAACTTTCTGCGCGGTAGTTTTCGGAAAGTGATATCCCATCTCTCTCGCGAATTCCCTCAGTCGTACCGGGCCAAGCGGGATCGGATCCAAGATCGGATTCGTCGTTGTTTCCGCCAGCGCCCTCACCTTCCACGCGTCCGTCTTCGTCGGGTCCATATTCTCCGGAAGGATCACCGTATCCCAGTTCAGCGGCTCGTGCGAGCCCTGCTCGGTAAGCGAGGTATCCTGAGTCATTGGTGCCAAGCTTGGCCAGGTCGGCATCTGCTCGAAGACGGTAATGTTGCCGGACGGATTCAATTTCGGCATCAGCGGAAGCCTGAACTCGGTTGCGTAGAAGTAGATAACCGAGAATACCCCCAGCAACACAGCCACCCACAGCACCGAGAACAAAAGAGGGTGCATGCATATGACGGACATTGATTTTCACGCCTTTCATATCAGATCCGGATTACGCCGTCGACATTGAAGTCGAGGAGGATGCTGGCCTCTAGCCCGTTAACGAACTCACGAGCGCTTTCGTTGTACCGATCGTAAAGACCGAAGTCAACGAAGCCGTCACCAGTTTCGCTGTCCCTCTTCCAGCCCACGACCTGACCGGACTGCGTACGCTCCAGACCGAGGGACTCATAGATCTCGTTCAGAAATATGTAACCGTAGGCGTTAAGACGGTTGTTCGCCCACTCCTGCTGACTGCGCAGGAATATGTGATTGTACTCCGCCGTGTTGGTCCAGTTACGCGAAGTTGCGTCGAAGAATCGCGCGTATGGTGACGGGATCTGATCACTCAAATCGATGACTTCGCCGGTCTCTTTGCCTTCGGCGTCAAATATGCGCATCTTCTTGACACCGCGATAGAGCTCGAGTTCCTTCTCCTCACCGATCTCGTCCTGAACGCGCTTGCGGTAGGCCTTGTAGCCCGCGTCGAGGACGCCATACGCTGCAACGAGTGCGGACTGACGCTTGAGCATGATGCCGTGGCCAGCCAGCACGCAGGATATGGATACGGCACCGAGAACGATTGCTGGTCCGTAGTTCTTGGCGAGCTCGGCGCCGGCCTCGATCCAGATTTCTCCGGTCTTCTTAGCAAGCTCGTTCTTGGTTAGCTCCTGACCGCCATCATTGGTTAGCGTGTCAACACGCTCCTTGGCGGAACTGGCGATGCCCTGAGACTTGAGAGCCGCCTTTCCGACGAAAATCGCGGTCGCGACGAAACCGACTACGCCGGCGCCCGTCAAGATTGTTGGTGCATTCTGCTTCAACGCACCTCGCACGGAGCCTAGAGCTCGCGTACTGAGTTTCGAGATGTTCACGAATATGTCCTTACAGAGTTGTTTTGACGTTGTCGATGGATGGGTAAGCTACCCAGGTTGACGCTTCCCATTTTGGAACGACGCCATGCGTCTCGGTCATGTTGAGCCAGGCGTTGCGAACTTCTTCAGTGGTGAATGTATCGATCGCGTACTTTTCGCCATCTTTGTAGCAGATTGCATGATCGACCACACCACCTAGTGGCACGGAACCAAGATCTTGAACACGACCGCAGTCGATTTGTCTGGCTACGTCCACAGCAGACATGGTCTGCGCCACGTATGTGTACGTACCATTTCCGGATTTTGGTGCCGCCTGATAGCTGGCGTACCCTACACCCAGAAGACCCAGAGTTAGAAGAACTGAAGCGAATGCCTGGAGTCGAGTTTTGCGGGCGTCCATGATCCTTTTCTTTCTTGTTATGTTATCGGTTGAGTGCGGGGAAGAATTAGCAGATATCCGCCGCGAATTGCGCGAACGCTAGCGCTGCGAAGGTCGTACCATCCCCACTTGTCGTCGGTGAATTCCCCTGAAATACCGACTAGGTCGTAGAGATCGTTGACCGTAGCAACATCGTACTTGTCGATCAGAAATCGAAGACGATCTAGAACATCTTCGGCATCCCCTCGAGATTCAAGGATAATGTCACTGAAGTCATGCGTAGTTCGTGCTTGACGAGTCATCGTGCGTTGTGGTGTTGACTGCGGTTGAGCACGACTGTGGTTAGTGTATCCGGGTCGACTGCCTTGTGTTGCCCGAGGCCGAATATCGCCAAACATGAGTCGTTCAACGCCCTGACTGACAGCGTCGCTGATCATGTTTTTGGCCGCTGGAACGAGAACTTCCATGACGACATATTGAACGACCGAGTTTGAACTTTCGCTGAAGAACGTTTCGTAAATCTTCGAACCGACGCCCTTTTTACGGGTAACGACATCACCGGTGACGATTTTTTCTTGCTTCGGCTTGTCTTCCTCAGGGTCGATTCTAGCCCGCTTGGAGTTTGACGGATAGTCGACCTTGACTGTTCGTTGGCGACCCCCGCCCACGTCAACATTCATCATTCCATCAGTCATTGTCGTTCTCCATCGTCAGATATTCCTCGATTTCTTGGGCCATCTGATGACAGGTCTCCACGGCTTCTCGTTCATTAGAAGTAGTGGGCTCTGCTGACTTTAGCATTGGCCGCAACTCTTCTTCAAGAGTAGCCCTGGCGTAAGCGAATGATCCGTAGTTCTCACGCAGTTCTTCAAACCTGCTTGGAGGTGTTATCTTCATCGTTGCTCCCCAAGCTCCAGATATTCGTTAAGCTCGTCACGAATAACCTTTGCGCGAGATATATCGTCGGAATTAAGTTCTTCATCCTCGGGGTTAGCGATCTGGCCGTTCAGCTCAGATCTATAGCTCGAGGCATCCGAAAGCGAACCGTAACGATGCTTCAGAAGCTGAAACCTAGATTTTGTTACGTCGTCCATCGTTCTCCTAAATATGAGGGGCACATTTATCTTTGTCGTTTGAGATCTAGCGAGGCGCTGATCCCCCTCAAGAATATGGATCTAGCTATCCTGCGGATGCCAGTTCAGGTTGGTCCTGCGGTGATAAACCTCCCGTAGCTGAAGAGCGCTCATCTGCTCCAGTTCGATCAACGTCGGTTCGCGATACGCCCAGGGAAGGAGTTCACCATTGTCATCGAAGGGGTGCGACAAGCCGTTCGCCATGTCACGCTGGGGCATGACCGATGCAGACCAACCGCTGTTCTTGCGCCTGAACGCGTCGTGCATCCTGACCTTAGACATCTGCGCGAGCTCGATACTCGTTGGCTCGCGGAACGCCCAGGGAAGGAACTGACCGTTGCCGTCACGTGGATTGTCGAGGCCGGTCGTCATGTCACGCGGATCACCGGCTGGCCAGGAACCATTGGGCCCGTCAAGACCGTTCGGGTCTGGAAGTTCCCGAATCTGACCCACAACCACGCCCTTGACGTTCGAGATCGTTGGCTCCGGCAACCCCGCCTCCAGAACCGCCTTCTTGATGTCGGCCTCGCTCGCCAGATCCTTTGGTATGATGCCGACGATGAACTCCACTGCAAGCCGCGGATCAGTAGCGAGTTCCATGAGCAACGCGTCGAAGGCGGGCGAACTCGCGAACGCGTCTCGAATTTCGTCGGTCTTGTCAAATCGCGCACCGTCAGGCGACTTGGCTCCGTAGGAACGAAGAATGAAATCGCTGATCGCGGCGATGATCTTCGCGCCGTTCTTGGACTCGGCGATCTGGGCGAGCATCTTGCTCATACCGCCCTCGATTTCGACATCCATCCTAACAAGCTCCATCTTAGACAGATGGAAGTAATGCGTCTCAGTCTTCGGCTCATCGTTGAAGTCGGTGAAGCTGATAGTCTTCTTGATCATTGTTCACATTTCCTTGCTGATGGTGACGGTGTTGAGTCGCTTGTAGATATTGAGATGGATCTCGTCGGTCTCTCCGTCAAACGAAACTTCCCAGAGAATTCCTCGAGCGACGGAAGATGTACAGATGGCCTGCCAATCATCGCTCGTACGCGTGAACCAGAGGATGTCCACCGCACTGGGCAGTAGCGACGGGAGACGACTCTTGTCGCGGTGCTGGTTGTAGTTGTCGCATACGACTTCTTTGGCCCGGGTCAAGAACTTGTCCGGGTCGTGTCCCTTGCGGATCCTCACCGGAGGCTTCTTAAGCGAAGTCTTCGACTTGGCGGTCACCCTGGCCGCTTTACGAATCGAATCCTCCGGTGCCGGCGACATGCCCGGCTCGGCAAACGCGATCTGGCTTCCTTCCCCGACGTGCACGACGCCGTTGGGGATCTGAATCTGCTCGGTCACGTAAATCTCCTTGCTGAAAATATGAGACCTCGAGTTTTGGTTATTATCTCGGGGTCTCACAAGCCGATCTGGCTGATGGGTGTTACTTAGCGGGGCTTGGAAACGAATCGCTTCAGGTCCTTCGGGACGCGGAAGGCAGCGTTTAGTATGGCGATGGCAGCGACTGCGCCAAGGACCACACCAGCGCCACATGCCGCGGCTACGATGACCGTGTTAGTGACTTTCCTGGGCTTGGCCATGGGTGGCTCCTTATCAGGTGGATTGGGGTTCATTATACCCCTTGTAATTCTCGCGAGTTCGCGCCGAAGCTTTGCATGCTGCGTCTTTGGGAGGGGCTTTCCAGTGAACCGCAAATATGCACGTCCGACAATCCGCGTGATGATGTACGGCCAGATTAGCCAGAATATGAATGCCCCAACGGTCGGGAACAGCTTCACAATCCAGCTAGAGCTTGGAGTACGCCTCGATTGGAAGACCAGCGTATCCCACAGCCAGACACGGGCGGTTGTCTGCAGAGATGTGGCTCGAGAAGACAATCTGGACCGTATGCTCGATGTTGAATCCAAGTGCATCGCCGAGAGTTGTCGAATCCAGCCCCAGAAGTCTCCAGAACTCGTTGAGGGAAGCATACAGGTCCTGAAATATGCTCGCGTTGATGTCATTCGCGCAACGCCGGATCGTCTCTGCGTCACTTTTGAAATACCGACCTGACAACGTCTCGTAGCATAGTTGATCACCCCCGCTGGTGATGATGACCTGCGAGTCCTTGACCGGATTCTCCTCGATGTGCCTCTGCACCACCGCATCGTGGACCTTCCCCGCTTTGGTGACGCCGATCTGCTTGACGACCTCGTCCTTGTATTCCCGGAAAGCTGTGTCGGCGAGGGTATAGGCACCCAGCAGTGCCGCGTTGCGCCTCAAGCCGATCTGGTTCGCGCCGATGATGCAAGCGATGGTTGCTGTGCCGGAGATTGCGGCTGGCAAATATAGCTTCCAGGTTGCCTGTACGATCTCCTTACTCGTTAGAGGAACATAATCGTCGACAGGGATGCCTTTTGTATGTGCATCTGCCTGAGCTTCAGTCCAGACGTTCTTCGAGATCTCTGCTTCGCTGACGGAAACCGTAGCCTTCGGAGTCGCCTTGACCGCTAGGACAACAGTACCGACAACACCGGCCACGGCCATTCCTGAGAGAATCGTCGGCGAATTCATGCCGATCGAACGCGCGATTCGACGCGCTAGTATTGGAATTTGCATCATTTCTCCATGAATTTGACTAGCTTGTCGAACTTGGAAATCGCTTCCCAGAACCTGTCGGCGTCGTGGTCTGCTACTTCGACGTCCATCTCGACTGAGAATTTCATGACACTTCGTACCCATCCCAGTCGATGAGACCGTTCAGGTACGCCTCGGATAGCGCGTAGCAGCCAAAATGCTCGTCGACATTTTCGCGGTTGGTTCGAAGGGCGGCGAGGCTGTCTTCATTCATGGCGATGTACATAATTGCTCCTTCATGAAACTATGAGCCCTTGTTTAAGGGCTCTGATAGCTTGTTACTCGTTCTCGTTCTCGGGTGCGATGGACTGCTTGACGTGGTTGTGGATGCGGTCGATGAGGACGCTCGCGACTCCGGCCAGCACGATAGACACGACTGTTGCGGTAACAGCAGCTGTGACTTCGCGCTTGCGGGAGTTGGCGGGGATTTCCTCGACGACGGTTCCTTCAACGGTATCTTCGGGCATGTGAATCTCTCCTAAAATACGGTGACGGGTTTCATTATAGGCCGTGTAAAAGCTGCGAGGCTAGATGGGCTTGGTCTCCTTCAGCTTCTCGGTGAACTGCTGAATGGACGGCGTTACGGCCTTGGCGACAGCGGCGCACACGAGCCTGGTCGCGTAGATCGAAACTACGACCTTGATTACAGTCTTCGCTTTGATTGTGATGATTATCTTTTCTGTGTACACGACGTTACTCACTTTCTAGAAGTTAAAATAAGAAGCCAAGTCGTGAACTTGGGTGCATCTTCGTACTCCTCATGGGAGTCCAGTCGTGAGCTGGAATGCGGCTATGTACTTCTTCATTATAAGCCGTGTAAAAGCTGCGAGCTTATAATGAAACCCACATAATCGTTAACTCCTCTAAAGAGGTGATCGACCTTCCCTAAAGGGATGATCGCGATTATATGGGCTTCATTATAGGCCGTGTAAAAGCTGCGAGCTTATTCTGATACTACAGCCTTACCCAACTTCTTGAAAATGCGGCCTTTTACGTCAGGAAGTTTTCCAGCCAAATTTTCTGAAATTCTAGCTGGAGAAACTTTTAGTTCACGTGCGGCTTGTCCCTGACTAGCGTAAATAATTCCCGTAGTCATGTCCTGAATGATGTTCCCCGGATCACCCAGAGCTTCCACGAACACTTCAACCGTTTGCTTAGACTTCCAAGTAAGAACCTGAAACTGACGAACATTGGAAAGGGACGTCTTCGGTGCTATAAGCAGCGTTACTCCAGCGCATACTGCTCCAGTTATCACGCATGAAATGTAAATTCTCTTGTTTTCGTCGAAGTACTTTTTGATTTTTTCAAGATGTGTTTTCATTTTGCCCTCGAGTTCTCTGACTGAAATATGAAAACCTTAAGCCCGTGTTAGGGGCTGTTGGATTAACTGCTACTTAGTAATCTTGTTCTTTCGGTTGCGAAGGGTGCGAATTCCTTCAACACTCCAGTCGTAGCCGAGCTTGCCGATTCCGTAGACGCCATATGATAGGGCGACTCCGGCAGCGACGAGCACGACAACTTCTTGAGCGCTGATTTTATTAGCTTGCTCTTCGGTTTCGTCCATGACGTTCTCCTTAGTAGGGGTTCATTATACCCCATGTAAATCCTGCGAGACAAACTCTTAGACCCCACGTAAAACAGTACCCCGTGTCTGCAATGGAGGGACATAGCAGACACGGGGTACTGGTTCGAGGGCCGCGGTTAGGCGGTGGTGTCAGATCTTGATCTTCGGGATGAAACTCAGGCCTTTGGAGGTGATCACGTTGGCCTTCTCAAATCCGAGGATCAGAAGTACGCCGACGATACTGCCGCCCACGGAGAGCATCGTGTCTGCGCTCAATCGGTTAGGTGCATCGGTAGCTTCATCAAGCTGCCGAGCCTCGACGAGCACTTTCAAGTTGCTCACCATGGTGGTGTATTCTTCGGTATCTGGGTTCTGATCGCTCATCAATGAGATGACGCGAGTGATCTCATCTTCGAGATCTGAGGGTGTATCGTTCTTGGATTCGCGATTAAACACGGTTTTCCTTTCGGTTAGCTCTCACTATACGCCGTGTTTTTCTCGCGAATATAAGTCTCTATGCACGGGACACGCTAGATCCCGAATAATCACCCATTTGCCATTCGCCCAAGTCGCATCGCCACACGTGCAGTTTGCTGGCCTGCTCGGCGGCAAAGTTGTCGGTTCGCTGTCAGTCATGAGGGCTTCACCTCGAGAGTGATAACGCTTTTCCCAGCGATCTCGCTGATTGGCGTCGTAAGCTCCAGACTGTAGAGATCCTTGATCGGGTGACTTTTGTCGACGACGAGATTTCCATCTGTCACCGGCGAAAAACCCGAACTCGAGATCGCCAGCACGGCGCCCAGAAACGTGTCGAGTGCGCCAATGGACCCGATTACTTGCGTGGTGTCGTGGAATCCCCAGATAGACGCCACTGTGAAATATAGCGTGCCCAACGCCGGGAGCCAGACCTGCGCGATGCTTTTGAGCACATCGTAAAATGGGCTGCTGAATTTGATCATGATTTTCCTTGAATATGAGTTATCCGTGACGTAGACTTATCAGCCACGTAATCAACGCTGATACCGCGACGGCAGCGCTGAGCATGATGGCCACGCGAGACAACGGAGACCATCGTTTTTCTGTCGTATCGCGAAGGGTCGTTCGCTGATTCTCCACTGCTTCTGCGGTGGATTTGCGTTCAGCTTCAACGGCCATAGCTGTAGTAGCTACGATTCTTTGATTCGAATCGACCGCATCCGTCAAGCGTTGCAAGTCCATTCGAAGACCGACGAGCTCAGCTTTAACCAAAGTCAATTGACGCGCGACTTCAGCTTGCGAGCCGTTGATTTTCTCGAAGTGATCATCGTGTCCTTGCAGACGCTGATCTTGAATTCCCCGATCATATTCGTCGCTCACGCACGCCTCTCTAGCAACCTAAAAATGCTCAGTTTGACGACGTTTTACTGAGGTTTTCCGGTTACTAGACGAAGGCATTCTGACATAGAAATGAGCGTAACGTCAGATACTACTTGGCAAATCTTATGATTGTTAAGATTAACCTCGTTCGTGAACTTCAGATCGTTAACGTTGATTTCCCTTATTGTAAACAGGATCGCAAACGTCGTGAGAATGATTGAAATCATCACCAGCGTGATGTAACTTTTCCTTTCCTTCACCAGTGTCCCCGGAGACAGATGGCGGTGAATGCGGCTGCTCCGGTGGTTGAGAAGATTCCGAGGATTGCCCAGGAACGGACAAGATTGTAGAAATGGCCGACCTGGCCGACGGGAACATGCAACCGAACCCAACGAATGCGAGATACGGGTTTGGGGTTGCTGCGTACACCTGTTTCCAGATAATCCATGCTCCGAAACCTAGGAGCAGAACGTCTCGAATGCTTTGGCGAATAAGCGACAGCCATTTGGCCTCTTTTCTCATTACTAGCTGGTTAGTTTCCACGTACCGCCGGAGCGAACGTATGGCACAGCTAGCTTCCACACCCCTCCCGTACGGACGTATGGTACGACTTGTTTCCAGGTCCCGCCGCTTCTTATCCACGCGCCGCCAAACATCTGTATCGTGGCAGTTCCTGATGGATTAGAATATCCCCCGTTATCAGCGGCGTTGTTTTTAGCTAGGACCTCGAATGTGTAAACTCCTCCGGGGGTAAGATCAGTAAGATTTCGACTCAAGTTCAAGGCGAAACTACTGGAATATGTACCGGATGTATCTGGACCCTTGTAGATCCTAAGCTGATAGCCCGTAAGTAGGTTTCCCTCATTATTAGGAGACCCAGCCCACGATACAGTCAAGCTTGTCGGGAGTTCATTTGAGAAGGTGGGCAAACCGGGCGGCGCGGGACGTCTCGGAATTCGAATAAGCGTTAGAACTACGCTTACCGTTTGCTCGCTTCCGAAATATGCCGTTCCAGTCGAGCCGTAATGCACGTCGAACGTTACGACTTTGTTTCCGTCAAGCCCATGGCTAACGGTAAACGTGTGCTCGATGAAGGTTAGGGAATCGCCGGGGGCTAGGGCAAATCCGAAATGCGGCCCGGTGAAACTCGCTTCTCCGCCAATGTCGCAAAGGATGTTTTTACTGGAGGAAGTTGATCCACCACTTCCAACATTCCCGATACGACCCGTAACGGTGACTTGAGAGGTGTTGTCTGGCCAGTTTGAAGACTCCTGGGTGACGATTATCTCAAGATTACCACCACTGCTGACAGATATCGTGTGCGAATTCTGGGCTAGTGACATCGGCTATAGAATCTTGAAGTAAACGGAGCCGTTGACATTGTTTGCGACACCGTCAGAAGGCGCCGCCGTCCCGGAATATATGCCTAGCCCCTGTCTTCCTTGGGCCGGCGTTGTGCCTCCGGTGCCACCACGGGTAACTGGCCAGGTAGTGAGAATCAGCGCTTTAACCTGAGCGACGAAGTCTCTTGTGCGATTTATCTCCTGGCCGCCAAGGCGTACCAGGGCATCATCCCCAGTGTTGGGGACCAGCGGGTATCCTGCCGCTGCAGCATCATCTCCTACGGCCACGAATATGATTCCTTTCTAGATGGTTCCCCAATACTCTGACGGATCGACAGTATTCCAAACAGCTCCGGCATCCCAAGCCAGCCAAGTGCCTGGAGTGATGGTCTGGACCAGCGTCAGTGTCGGGTAAGACTTCTCGCCAGTGTTATCCGAGGAGAATATTTGTTCAGTCACGATCATCTGATTGCCGAGACCGTTTTCGGTTCGTTCTTCGACAATATCCCCAAGCACGTAGTCTACTCCGTATACATACGGGAGATTTTGCGGCATGGTTCCGTCGAATTGATAAACCGGACGATATGACGCTAGAGCAACAAGTCCTTCTTGCTGCAAAGCTGCGGTCAAAGCCGTCCCAGCAACCGTTGTGTTGTTCGAATTGACTAGCAAAATACGACGATCTGCGCCATTTGCAGTCTGATCAGCGGTTGGTGAATACACAACGGCTGTTCCATTTTGAGCGAACACATACGCAACGGTTTTGACGTTGGCCATTGACGTGAGGGTCGTCACGTCCTCTAGCGTTTCGAGATTCGGATCAAATATTACCGGAGGAAGAAGCGTTTGGGTGGAGGTGCGATCGCTTCCGGTATATACCTCGAAGTAAACTAGACCTTTTTCTCCATCCTTGACTAGACGAAACCCGAGCGCGTACATGTCGCAAATCTTCTTGACCGAATTGTACACGGTGTCGGGCGTAAAAGCTACCGAGATGATGTCTGTCGGTTCCGGTATTGAGCCCGAACCAATAAGTGTTCCGAAAGCGTAATACGGCATCACGTCGAGTTGATTAAGTGCCGCAGTAACGCAAACAACGTTAAATATCTGTCTTGCGATGTTTGCGGGGTTTCCGGTAATGACCCAGTACGGCGCTGTGATCGTGGCCGTGAGCGATGGCATGGCAACGCGATCTTCGAGCAATGCCTCAAACGATCTACCCACAATCGTGAGAGTTTTGGTTCCATCTTGCGCGATACTGTCAGTGACAGTTTCGATAGTCGCTACACGATACGAATTATTTCTCGTGACTCGAATGCCTGGGGTGAACAATCGCCGATTATTAGAATTCGACGGCATCACTATCTGAAAATCACCCCAGGCTGAATAACGTTCTGTCCAAATAATCGAAATGTAATTCTGGATCAGAAAATCGCGCCTAAGTAGATCGTCAAGAACATAGTATTCCATCAAATCGCCCCGTATTTAGGCGTATAGGTTAGAGTGAACGGAAGCGGGCTTCCGTCGTAGAACGAAAATATGTTCGGAATTCCGACGTAGAATACTCGGAAATCATTGTCGCCCTTAGCAAGGCTTATCCAGGTTGACTTCGGATCCAAATATGAATGCATTGAGGTTACGACCCCAGCACGATTAAGCGTTACCGATTTGGATCCGGGTATCGTAGAAACTGATAGAACATCGCCATTAACAAGAATGGGCAAGTTTGGAAATGACATGATCTGAACGGTTCCATCGGACTGAGTGCAGTAAATGCTGAAACTCGCGCCAACGGCGATCGTCGCATTCAGATTAAGATTAAACAGCACGCCGGCGTCTGACGATCCGGGATAAGATATCGTCGTGACATTCGTATTGGGCACCGTGAGCGTACTAAGAACTGAAGACGTCGGTGCATAGAAATCTGGATCATAGCAAATGATCGAAATATCTACTTCTGGATCAGCTGAGAAAAGTACGTTGTCAAAGCTTTCAACTTGACCGGACGTAATCGCGTAAAGGGTATCGTCCAAATATAGTCCAACTTGTACGTTCGACTTCGGCATGAAGTAATCATACAGATCGGATCTTAGTGATTGGACGTCGTTCGTTACATAATCAGGCTCAAGGCCGATTTTAAGCAGAATGTTCCTAGTTGTGCGGGTGGCGTTTTGGGGCTGAGCCCCGTCTTCTTGCGCCATTGACGACGAAGTCAATGTTGCCTTAACGGGACTCAGCCCTTCCACATCACGAACCACATAGCCAGCGGAAGCATCGAGAAGAGGAAGCTGTAGTGTTCCGTTTCGCTGATTCGTGATCTCGACCATTGTTAGCATTATCCGGGCAGCGCTCCTCTCACGATCGATAGCTGGTTTTTTGTCTGACGATAGATGGTTGCGTCTGAAAGCGCCACCGGAGAAGTGTTGTACTGATTAAACGTCAAGCTCTTACCTATGGACGCTGTCTGACTAGCTGCAATCGCTGCTGATGCAGCCGCGTTACTCGCAGATATAGACGACGCCGTAGAGCTTGATGCCGTCGCATTGATGATCTGCGACTTGGAGAGGTTATTCAGGGCATTGAAACCCTTAGTTGCCTCAGTTAGATCGATTACTGGAGTGATCTTTGGACTGAGATTAAGACTGTCGTTGACCACGCCATCAAGGCCCGAGAGACTCTGTTGTATGGCACTTAGCGCGGACGATCCGACAGCTGCAGCAGAATCGCTTACGCGCTGCACTTTGTTATCTAGACCGATCGCGAACCCTTCACCGGAGAATTCACCAACATCAATGAACTTCTTTGCCGGTGAGGCAGCGCCTACAGCATGCATCGCGGCGTGCCAAGCGCTTGTTCCGAGATTCGCTGCTGCCGAAACTATGGTTCCGACACCGTTAGCGAGCCCTATAGCCATGCCCTGGATGATCGCGGTTGCCAGATTACCGCCAGCAGCCCCTAGCCTTGGGCCGTCCTTGCGGATTTCCGCAGCGAGTCCGTTGATGAAGTTAATGATCATGTTTGCGCCAGCGCGAATAATAGCTAGCTCGGAGACGCCTATTGCCGTGATGAACGCGACGACAACCCTGACTGCAGCCGCTGCTATTTTGGGTATGTTATTAGCAAGCCCATTAAGCAGGTTCTCGATCAAGTGCAGCCCGGCTACGATGAATTGCGGATAGTACTTCGCGACCGCTTCAAGCAATCTTAGCACGAGATTGCCTATTGTAGCGATGATCTTCGGCGCGTATTTGTCAACGGCAGTGATGATCGCCGTGAGGACTGTACCGAAAGCCTTTGCTGCGAGCGGAACCACCTTGATGATCGCTGTCAACAGCGCAGTCAAAATCGCCTGAACTGCTCTAGCTATCGCGGGGCCGCCCTTACCGATGACGTCGGCGAATGCGATGACGCCAGCGCCAAGCTGCTTGAGTACGGCAGGTATCAGGCCGAGAATGCTAGTGACAAACGAGAGAATTGCCGCACCAGATGCTGTGACAGCGACGGCAAGAGCAGTTAGCCCAATCGCGAACAGGGCAACGCCGGCTCCAGCAGCCAATATACCTACGCCAAGAAGCGTGATGGCAAGGCCGAGTCCAAGCAGTGTTGGGATGAGAGGCGTAAGAATGATACCCGCTGCTGCAATTACGAGGAATACCCCAGCCAGCGTCAAGAGCGCTTTAGCAATACCTTCCCAGGAAAGTTCACTGAACACCTTAAGAACTGGCGCTAGCAGGGAAAGAGCTGCGGCAACGACGACCAGTGCTGCTGCTCCGGGAAGAGCTTCGGTCATCAAGATCATGGCTACTGCGATGAGTGCCAGCGAACCAGCGAGCAACACAAGCGATCGCGCAACTGCACTCCAGGACAAAGCGCCCATGGTGGTAAGCGCTTTGGATAGCAACACCAAAGCTCCCGCTACCAGAAGCAGCGCTACTGATGTAGCGATCATCGTCGGCGGCATCAAATTCATCGCAAGAGCAATGATAAGTAGTGCTGCAGCGACAGAGATTAGTCCCTTTGCGAGCGTGTCCGTAGACATAGAGCCGAGAGTTTCCACGGCCTTAGCGATGACATTAAGTGCCACGCCAAGCACAAGCATTGCTGCAGCAGTGGATACGAGTCCGACTCCGCCACCGAACTTATTGAATGCGCCTAGTATGAGCAGAAGCGCAGCTATAGCGCCAATGCCCTTGGCTAGGGAAGCGAATGGAATCTTCGACAAACGCTCTACGGCTAGTGCCAGAACGTTCAACGCGATGGCCATAACTTGCATAGAATAGGCCGAAGCCACAAGACCCTTGACGTTGGTCGCCATCAAGTTCGTAGCGCCCACAAGAAGCGTGAGAAGAATGGCTATAGCACTTAGACCCTTGGCCAGTTGAGTCCAGCTGAATTGAGCTAGTATTGCAACTGCTCCGGAAAGTATAAGGATCGCAGTAGCAAGCAAGTTAAGGGCTACCCCCACCGCTGCCATTTTGAGGACTCCGGCTGAACCAGCGATTCTGGTTACGACGGCTAGCGCCAACATCAATTCGCCGAACAGAATCGTGATCGCGCCGATGCTCTTGGCCAGATTCTTGACGTCGATGAACGACAACGCCACGATTGATGCCACCAGAAGCGCCACCGCAATAGCGATATTCTCGAGCGTCTCCGACTTGAGCGCAGTTTGCATGCTCTTCAAGGCGCCAGTCAGACTTTCGAACGACTCCTTGATCGTGTCGAATAGACCTGGTTTATCTGCGGCACCGCCCTTGCCTAGGCTGCTGATGAACTTCCGAATAGAGAGAAGAACACCGCCAAACAAAAGCTGGTTCAGAAGATTTACAACGTTTGAGAACCCGCCACTCGAGATGCCCTTGGCAATGGCGTCGCCGAGCTTACTAAATTCTGAGCCGATCTGTTGAATGAATGGCTTAATGAACCCAGTGACCTTGCTGATCACTCCGCTTAGGCCACCAAGCGATCCCGTGATCTTCTCGATGCCCTTGAATGGCAACTCGAGAATGTTTCCTAGAACATCGAAGAACTTGTTTAGTGCTCCGCCGGATTCAATCACTTTCCGGATGTTCGTAAGAAAATCTCCGAGTCGCGCAGTCAGAGACAGAATTCCGCCGCCGCTTGTCGCTGCTCCGCCAGCTGCCCCAAACACCTTACCCAGAGCACTTCCGACTCCGCCGAGAACGTCAAGGACAATCTTTACGACCGAGAAGAGACCATCGAAAGTCTTACGCAGTTCTTTTCCGCCAGCAGCACTAAGTTGAAGCCGATTCGCAAGCGCAAAGAGGCCTTCGACAAATCCCAGCAACGCGTTAGCCGACGCCGGAGGAAAGATGTCTTGGAAAGCTTTCTTGATAGGCTCGAAGATTAGCCCTAGATCTTTCCAAGCTTGCGTCATCGCTTGGATAAGTACTGTACGACCACCCAAAGCATCAAATGCCTTGAGGAAATTGGCCAGAGCGTAAACTGGCTTAGTGAACAAGCTCTCAAGAACGTTGTGAACGCTCGTCAAGAGCGTCGTTGCCGTACCGATGTTGCCGATGATCGCTTCCCAGACCTGCGACCAGGCAGTAGCAACTTCTTCCTTCAAAGCTGCTTGAAGTTGAGTAATCGTCCTTATCTGGGTAGCGGAGTTAACCGCCGCCTTAGCTTGCGCCAAAATCGCTTCAGTTTGTTGCTTCGTGTATCCAAGACTCCTAAGCTGTGCCGCGCTCATATCACCCGTGAAGGTGTTTAGCGTGTCAGTCAGAATCTTGGATGTCAACCAGCCATTTTGAAGCGTGTTTCGAAATCCGCCGTCCTTCTTGATCATGGCGTCAATCGCAACACCATGAACTCGGGCATCTTCGATCAAAGCGTTCTGGAAAACCTTACCGCCAAGACCGGCGTTAACGACAGAGTTCCAGTCCTGCAGTTTCACTCGACCGGCTGCAATTGCCTGTGAAAGCTGATACATCGCAGTTGATGCTTGTTCAGCACTTGACCCAGACAGAGCTGCCAGGTTTGCGATGCCCTTAATCGAGGATACTGCAGTGTTCAGTCCAACGCCTGCGGCGGTGAAGGTACCGATGTTCTGAGCCATCTGACCGAAATTATATACCGTTTTGTTGGCATACGTATTTAGATTAGCCAGAGCAGCAGTTACCTGATTCAGCGTTGTTCCAGCAGCTTTCGTGTTGGAAAGTACAACCTGAATCGCGTTTAGCTTTGTTTCATAAACGCTAAATCCGGCTTTAATCGGGTCAATCGTCAAAGCCTTCAGCATGCTTATGCCGGCGTTTACAGCTCGGTTGGTCAGATTTGACAGAACTGTGAGTCCGACAACACCCATACCGGTAAATTTAGAGGCGATCGAGTCGACTCCAGAGGCAATATTGCCAAGCGAGAACTTCTTACCCGCGGCATCTAGATTGTTGATCGCTGACTCGGAACCGCTAAGTCCGTTCAACTTTTCTTTCAACAGCCCAAGACCCGTAACAGTTCTTCTGACTCCATCAGCAAACGTAGAATCGTTGAACTTCATCTCGACAATACGTTCGTCGATTGTCGCACTCACGAAGAGGTCACCTCCTTCCAAACGCTAGCTGCAATCTGGTCAAATATCGGCCGAATTGCTGGATTGATGTAATCTTTCCCCTGCACATATCCACCGGTGCCAGTTCCGTGCCCATACTGCAGCAATATGGCTACCGGCGTACTGCCATTGTCCAGATGCGTATTCGTCCACCTGATCGTACGAGATCGACCTGAGATATCAATCTCATAACCCCACGAAGCCGCCGTGACACCAGTGTTTTCGGGTGTTGCCGCTGACAAAGCTTCAACGCCTTGTTGCGCATAGCCTTCAAGCGATCGGTAAATGTCGCCTCTGGATATGTGATTCAGGAAATTGTCGGTGTTCTGAAAGGAACCTGTCGATTTTATCTGAAGCACACAGGCTCCTTTCAAACTAGATCTTAATGATGAAGTTGACGTTGGTGAACGGTGGTTGATTGTCTGTTACCGAGCCGGTTACGGTCGTGCCGCCAGCTGCGCTATTACCGGTAACTCTCGCGCCAACGCCGACAGCGTGCGTACTAGTCCCAACCGCAGTCGCATCGCCCTGAAAGTTTGCCGTCCAGGTTCCGCCGGAGGAAACTCGTTCCATGTACGCGTTCGGAGCAGCGCCAGACTCAAGTTCTATATGTGCCGTGGCTTGAGGGCTACCACCATCAAGATTGTGCGCGTGAGTGGCAATCGAATGCGTGTGTGTAGTATTGCCGCCCGTAACACCTAGATTAGCCTGATTTGCGTCCATCCGCGGATAGTGATTCCGCATGTCAGGCAACCCGAATGTGGTGGTTCCATTGCCGATGCCGTAAGTCGTGCCTATCGCAGCGAAAAGTGCAGCATAAGTCGTTCTTGAAACGAGCGTGTTGTCGCACAGAAGCCAACCGGTCGGCGGGATTGATGCGCCAAACATGACAATCGTACCCGAGGGCATGATGCCAGATGCCCCTTGCAGACCAGTGAGACCTGTTGGGCCTGTTGGGCCCTGAACGCTTCCCGCATCGACCGTTCCTCCGCCACTCTTCGTGAGGATCAAATGGCCCGAACCGTTAACGGTGCCACTAACAATACTCGCGTCAGCGATAGTTTGCATTGCCGTGGCGGTCTTACCTGTTACTGTCGACATTGGTCCTCCATTCAGAGTGATCGAATCGTGTATGTGTTCGCATCTATGAACACCGCAGATTCCCAATTAATCTGGAAAGTGGTTGCGTCGATCATCGAAACCGCACTGTCCGGTCCAGTCGCGGTCCAGGTTCCGTCTCCGTTGTCAGTGATTCTGACAACAGTATAGGCCTCAAATATGTCGAGCACCGAAGCTGGATCTGGAAGAGATGGATCATCTGCGTCGTCGCCATAAAGAAGCGCCTCAAGATCGTTCAAAGCATTCACGTTTGCCTGATCAAGCAAAATGACCAAATGCGCAGAAGGCCTACTCACGGGAATATCAACCGGCACAGTAGTGAAACCCCACTGAAATGTCACAGGGGTTGCGCTCAGTCCTACCGAAACATACTGATCGTTTGATGGAGTAATGAGCGCGTTGTATACGATGTGCAGTTCGTTGTTCGTTCGGTATGAAAACCCAAACGGAATCCTTGATTGTCCCATCACATTGCCCGACTGACCGTTGTACGGTTCGAATTCATCGGGATATGTAAACGCCGAGATAGTTCCAGAGAAATTCCCAGGAAGGACTCGATTCCTGAACTTATTACCGTCGAGATAAACAGCATCCTGAGATGCGTCGCCTTTCTCGAGAACGGAGACAAGTCCGTTCCAAGCTACCCCCGGGGAATTTTGCGGATAGAAGACGCCCTGACTAATTCCCGATGAGTAAGCTGGATCAGTGCTGTCCCAAGATATGCGCACGATGCTCCTAGGAAGTAAGAGTCAAGAACTCTTGAGCCGATAGAAAACGAGGACCATTCGAGTCATCTCCGTAGAGAATTGCTTCTAGCTCACTCAAGACGGTTGGGTCCATAGTTCTGCTGTCAGCAACAAAGTGTGACGCGGGCTTGTAGCCAGTAACAATTACCGGAATTGTTGTGATCGCCCATGAATATGTCGACACGTTAGCTGTATTAGTGGTCGTTCCGTGTGTGAAATCGGAAATTTGCGCAAGAGCATTATAAACAAGATGCACCTTGTACGCGAAATCCACACCAGAAACATCATTGCCGATCATTGTTCGATATGAGAAACCGAAACTTTGTCGAGGCTGATCGGCAATGTAAAACGCTGGTGAGATCTCGCTTCTGCCCGCACAAGGAGCGAATTCCAATGGACTTGCGAAGCTTTCGATCTTTGCTGTGAATTCTTCGGAGGAGGAAACACTAAGAATTTTCCTGCCGTCCAAGAAGTAATCTTGTGGTGTGCCACCGGTGGGCGCCTCTGTGACACTCGTGAGACCACTCCACGGCACAGCGACGTTAGCGCCAACATAGAGCATACCGCGATCTACGCCTGCGTGGAACAAACGTGTTCCCGCGTCATCCCACGTCGCTCTCGGCATGCCTATCCTTTCTACTTTAGTTCGGCTCGACGTTGCGCGTTTAGTGCTCGGTTCTGCGCCGCAAGTTCCTGGGGACTGAGTTGTTTCTCAGGAGCATTCTTGAGATTGCAGACTTTGATTAGCGTGAGTAGACGATTAAGATGCCAATCTTGGCACTCGAACGGAATACCAAGAGCGATCATCCAATAATAAATCAACTCCGCCGTTATTATCTCTTGTGTTTGTGTTTTCTTTTCGCTGTCGCTAAACCATGTCGCTGACATCTTAGCATTTATGTAGTTGTTAATGTCTACGTAGTTCTGCTCTGAAATACGAGCGAAGACCTCCTGGGCCGGTGACTCACCGAGAATCATCATCCGGACATAATCCGTAGTATGTTCTTCGGTTTTGTCACCGGTACCCAGAAACGGCTTCTCCCACTTCGCCTCCCATTTTGACAGAGAGACGAGGGAATGCTCGAGCTTCAGAGTGACAACGTCCGTAGAGACGAACTCACTTGTCTCTTCGTTGAACCCATCGCCCAACGACACTATTAGCTCGAGCATTCCTAGCCCTATCAGGTGTGGGGGAAGAACCAGCGGTCGACGGAGACGACCGGGAAGATGTAACCCGCCGCCGGAACCGCGTTGACGACCGTGTTGACGGTGATGGTGACCGTGCCGGTCTTGGTGACGCCGTTGATCTTGTAGACCACGCCGGTGACGGTCGGGATCGTGATGACGTCGCTGGAGATGGTAGGCGCTGTCGGAACGGCAGTGGTAGTGACCGTGCCGGAGAAGAGCGCCAAGACTTCATCGGGCAAGGGCAGACGCGGATTGACACCGACGGTGCCATACAGCAGCTGCTCGAGAGCCGCGAGGGCGGTAGCATCGACCTTGGTGCTGTCGAGGGTGAGAAGGGAACACGGCGCGTATCCCGAGACGTTTACCGGTGTACTAGTGAACGTCCACGAGAAACCGACTGCCGCAGATGAAGCGTTGACCGAAACGAAGGCACGCTGCGAAGGTGACGCAAGCAAACCGTAAGCCAGATGGGTCTTGTGACCGAGGTTCTGCGAGACGTCGTTACCGACGTTGGTCTGATACGACAACCCGAACGTCTTTCGAGTCTGCTGTCCGATGACCACGCCGGCCTCAGGTGACTCGGTACCGTCCATCAGAGCGAACTGATCGGGATAGGTGAATGCCTGAATGTCACCACCGAAAGTCTCGGCGGAAAGAAGGTCGAGATACTTGATGTTGTCCGCGTACTGCGGGTTGCTCGCAGCGCCGGCCGGCGTCTCGGTGACGGTGGTAATGCCGTTCCAAGCGTAACCGGTGTCATACGCGGAAGTTCCGGTGTTAAGCGGGTAGATGACACCTTTGTCAACGCCCTGCTCAAACCGCTTGTTGCCTGTGTCATCCCAGACAAGCGCAGTCATGTACTTCTCCTCAGAAGTAGATGTCGAATATGTCGTGATTCAAGTTTTCGGTCGTGTAATGCCGGAGATACGTCGTCAACGGCAATTCAGCGACCTTGTCTGGTATGAGACTGTCGGGATCTGGATCAATCACCGTAACCTGCCATCGCCATTGCCTAGAATACGGATTATTATCGGCAAAATGCACCGACTGATAATCCCGGTTGTAAACAATGGCAGGAAAGAGCATCGTTATGCTTGGCGGTGGCTGATAATAAACGTTGACATCATCTTGAAGACTCTTGAGCAGGGTATGAAGGTCAAGCCGTGCGCCCATCCCACCGATCTCCAATCGTCAAGATAAGGCGTGGCCGGTGGACCTCAACATTAGTGATGATCCAGTTAATCCCTTGCCAGTTGACATATCTCATGTTAAGGAAATTGTCGTAGGCTTCGGCGTCCGCCATTATGCTGAACGAGTTCGAAAGACCGACGTTGGCATTCAGCGTAGGGGGGACTTGCGGTGGTGTCTCCAGGCGTCTGGAGTTTCGAATGACATCACCGTAATAGTTTCTTTCGGTAATAACATCCACCCAGACGCCTGGAGTTTCTTCCACACTGGTCGCATAGCCTACGGCTCCGTAGAACCGCATTAATGCTCCCTTATCATGGGAGTAGATCGATTGCTCGAGCTCCCATTTTGACTATGACCTGGTGAACTTCCAGTCCTGACTGGCGTCATCCGCGAAGGAGTACGTGGAGGCGGCCAGGGCCCGGATGTGAATCGTGGCACCGGACGCGATCGCGGTCTGCGCACCTGCGGTCAGAGCGCTGCCCACGGTGCCGTCGGTGTCGTTGACGACCACGTAGGTCACGTGAGTCGTGGTCGGGATGGTGACAACGCCCGTGGTTGTCACAAAGGTCGGAACGGTCGGGTTCGGAAGCATGCCACCGGCACCGGTGAACTCGGTGAGCGTGAGCGCGCCCTTGTACTTGGTCATGGCGCCCGACACGCGGGTCTCCATCAAGTACTTGAACTGGTTGTAATCGATGTCGAAGAAGTCGAACATCGACACTTCGCCGCCCTTGTCAGCGCCGATGGTGTAGTCGGTGAGGTTGACGATGATGCCGATGAGACCGACCGTCGACTCAAGTGCTTCGCACGCGATGATGTCGGTGACGCCCATCGCGGCCGCCAGTTCCTGCTTGGTCGGGTAGAGACGCCGGCCGAGCGTGTCCTTGGTCAGCAGCATCCGACTGATGTACGGCAACGTGCTGTACAGGATCGGGTTCCCGGAGCCTCGGTAGTTGCGCATTCCGAGAACCACCGCGTCGACGATCTCGTCCGTGGTGCTGCTGGCGTCGGTCAAGTCGACGTTGAGCGCCGTAACGTACAGCTCGTCATCGCCATAGATCGGGCGAACGTTGCTCGGGCTGATCTTGTCCGAGTCGTCGACCTCGCGGCCATCACCGACCAGGATCGCGCGCGCGAGCTCCTCGTCCAGCATGACCCGCATCTCGGTCTGAAGCCAGGTCACCACGTCGAAGTCGGTAATGTCCAGGATGTCGTCGCGGTCCAGCTTCTGCTTCTTGTAGATGGTCTGCGGAGTCGTGATGCGCCGCGCAACCGCGAAGTACTGCTCCTTCTTCAGGTTGGTCTTGACGTAACCCTTGGCGCGAGCCTCGTCGAGGGTCAGGTCGGCGGTCCAGCTCCTGATTCGAGCAAACGGGGTCTTCCGAGTTCCGGCCAGTACGGAAGCCACCCACTCCATCCTCCGAGAAATCCACTCGGGGGTGTCGGTGACAGCCTGGTCATACGGGAACAGCGTGGAGATGTCGTCGATGCCGTGGGCCAGCGCATATTCCTCAACGGCGCCGCGAAGTGAACCGGTCTTGTGCGCGGACGCGAAAATGCTTCCAACGTCAGAGTGGGTGAGCGTGCTGCCCGGCTTCTTCTTGTCGGCGTCGCCCTGGTCGAATGCGTTACGGGACACTGAGCCCTCGCCCTTCTGAGTAGTGGTTGAACCGTCCTGGTCATCGCCCAGTCCGTCTTGCTTCATGGCCGCACCAACAAGGGCGTACATGACGTTTTTCTGCTCAGGCGTCATCGTGTCGACGACTTGCTGAACAGTGGCGTCCGGGCCAAGACCGCCATCTGCCGGATCGAACAGATCGTTGTCTCCGTCGCCATCCGGGTCAGGGTTGTCAGCGGTGGGCGTAGGCATCTTGCCCTTCTCCATGTCCATGCCGGCCTTTGGGGCAGCAGGCTTGGGCATGGAGACCTTCTTCGCACCGGTGACGTTGGTCGAAGCATGCACGAGCTCATCGTCCGTGTAGATCACGACTTCGTCGGGAGAATCGACCCAGTCTCCATCACCATGCTGGATGTTCACGTTGTCTATCAGAGCGCCCGGGTTTGCTCCGGACAAGACAAGACTGCCCTCGACGAGGTTTCCGTGAGTGACAATCGAACCATTCTGTTGCAGAGCGTTCGCATAGATGCTGAGATTCTTGACATCCTTGTGCTTGACGAGAGCCTTGCCGTTCTGACCCTGCTCTGTGTCGTTGAAGAAGCCCTGAGCGTAGACACCATCTTCGCGGTGCTGAAGAATCAGGTGACCGAGAACGTTAGTCGCTTCCTTGTGCTGGTGCTGCCACACAAGCGGGATCTGAGCGCCATCCTCGTGCGCGAAGGCGTGGGCGCGAATCGTCCGGCCATCGGAGCACTTGATCCCGTACTTGGTGACGTACCCGGTGAAATCAGGTACCATTTTGACGTACTCCTTGGGCTAGTTGTTGTTGAGCACTGACGGAACGGGGTCGTTGCTCGGGACAGCCGGAATCTGCAGGAAAGGCGACTTCGGCGGTAGTTTTGGTCTCGTGAGATTGACACCGTCTGATGGAAGCGCGCCGTACGCGGCCGGGATGTTCTTGTTAAGCAGAAGATCGGCCTTGGCATCCTTGGATGGCTGGAAGCCTATGATGCTGCGCATGTCGTTAGACGAGAGAACCTCGTTACGAGTAAACTTGTCAGCGATCTCAGCAAGGTCCTTGACCGGAACAAGCTTGAACGGATTCCTGATGTAAACGATCGACTGGCCTTGTGACCTAGCCGTCTTAGTCAGGAATGTTCTTGACATGGCTTCACAAACCGCTGTCAGAATCGGTTCGATAGTTCGGTTATAATACCCGAGCATCGCTTCTTCTGGCGCCATACCATTCATGATCTCCTCGGTCAGCCCGAGTTGACTATACAGAAGGTTCGTGAGGTAGGTGATCTGATCCATCAAGTTGTTAGTCGCCGGCCGATTCAGCTGGGTAATCTTCTCAGTACCGTCAGTATAGGCGATACCATACTGAGAACCTTTCAGCTGGAACTCAATCTCCTTAAGGCGTTTATCAGCCTCTGCTCGGCGCGCTTCAGTCTTGATGACGTACGGAAGTTGAATGATCAAATCAAGCTGACCAGAAGCACTCTGCTCATCGACCGCATCGAGAAGCGAAAGTTTTCTTAGAAGACGCTGAAGAGTGGAGCTTGGCTCGTTCATGACCGAGTACAGCGGATTCTCGACGATAGCCACCATGCTTTTTGGCATAGTTACGTCTTGATGAATGCCCTTGGCATCGTTGTACGCACGAATACGAACATGCTGAGGAAACCACTGCAAAATCCGACCGACACGCATCGAGTTGATGTCGTATCCGCCCGTAGAAATGGGGTTCAGCGTGGTATCAACTGGCAGGATCGCAACAACGCCCTCGTCAAAGAGTGTCTGAATAAGATCTTGGCGAAACATTGTTCCGCCCTGATCGATGTTCGCTTCTACCATCAGGCAGTCGTTAAGTCCACTCGACATGTCCTGCTGATATTGCCGGTTATTGTCAAGACGAACGTGCTTAATAGGAACAGCCGCAGCGTCAATGGCCATTCGATTATAAATTGCCGTGACAATAGTTCGCTCATTAGTGAATCTGAGTCGAGTTTTCTGCGGACGATATGAAGACGATGGCCCCAGATTCATCGCCGAGGTTATAGTCTGCGGATTTTGCTCTTGAAATGCGAACGCGTTCCAGGCGTGCTTGATCCGGTCCATGAATTTACCCAATACGTCACCCCCTTTCTAATATCGTTGGGCTTTTACTCGTGTCAGGACTACGGAACCTTCTTAGAGAGCTGGTACGCAGTATTTCCCGCTATTCTGTACACTACGACCGTTCCGACAACAGCGAGTGCGATTTTAGCGGCTTTCCTACCATTCACTTGATGTCCAGCGATAATTGTACTCGAAGAACTTTCTTTGCCTAGCTTATCGATAGTGCTAAGCGCGGCTTTCTTTCCGGAGATCACAGCAGACGAGCTAAGTTTAGCTTCGTGCCTACCGCTCGAACCTTTTTCCTCTTCAGTGGTGCTCCGATTGTGAACACCCCACTTCATGCCCCTGATGCCATGGTGAGCGAGGAATTCGTCAACTGTTTGTTCCGACATGACACCTTCTTCCGAGATCCGATCCTATAGAATACTAACCGGACTTTGTTTTCAGTTTGGCGGATTTCCGGTTTTCTTTAGCGATAAGATCGAGGTGTCGCTGTATTTCACTCTGCTTGTAGTGCAAACCTTCGACGGTTTTAGCCTGATGAAGAGAATTCAACTGGCTAATTCGCATAGCGCCATTTGTTGCGAGAATAAGCAATGTTACTTTTTTCGCGAGAACTACATTTTTTGTCTGAACGTGTTGAGAGGCAAGATTCCCACCAGCCAGAATCAATGCGGTTTCCGCAGCCCCTCTAGTCACCACCGATCTAGTGGCTATCCGATAGGACTTCTTGTCATACGCTCGTCTAGCTTCGGGCGAAAGTTTCTTGTACTCGAAACTTGGATCTCGTTTGATGGCCTTGTCGTACTGCTTTGCTCCAGCCCAACCCTTCAGACCGTAGCCAGCAACGACATGACTTCCACTTTTCTTATCTAGTTTCGCGTGTACCTTATCGAGGCTTCGCTTCAGATCTGCCGAGGTTTCCGCAGTAGATTTTTCCTCGTGTACGCCCCACTTCATGCCTTTGACGCCATGATGAGCAAGGAATTCGTCTACACTTAGTTCTGGCATTTCACCTCCTCTCTAAGATACGTTTCGGCTGACTACTTGGAGGGCTTGACGTTCGCTTCCAGCTCTGCGATCCTCGCTTCGAGCTTGGCGAAAGCCGCGTTGGCCGTGTCCTCTGACGAGATGTTGTCGGGATGTTCCGTCAGCGACGATTCGTAGCCGGTCAGGAGCAATGTCTCGCCGGTGTCGGAGGTCGGGCCGATGGGCGTGCCGTCCGGGTTGAAGAGAGCGATGCGTTCGGTCTTCTGGTGCTGCTTGAACTTCTCCGTGGGAAGAACGATCGCCTGCGTGATACCCTGGTTCATTCGAATTGCTCCTTGTTGAGCTTGTACGCCACGTAAGCGTCAAGCATGGCTGCAACGTTGTCGATCTTCTGCTCTTGCCGCTTCTTGTAAAGCTTCCGGTTGCCGTTCGTGTCCTCGATCGTGATGGCGTTGCCCATCGCGAAGGTCATAAGCGCTTGATCGAAAATCAACATCCGCTCACCAGACAAAGCCTTAAGCTCGCCCAGCGGGACCGATTCTGTTCGAGCACCCTGAATGACCTTTTCGATTCCGAACGGACCGTTCTCAGACTCCCAACGGGTCACGAATTCTTTGGCGTTGTACGGGTCGAAACCGAATGCCCGCACATCGAACTCGTTCGCCAATATGAAGCGCTCGAGATCGTCATAGACCTCCATCATGTCTAGGACAACGCCCTCTAGTACATGAAGACTGCCTTCCTCGATGAACTCCTCATACTTCTGGCGCATGGCGCCGGGAAGTTTCATCATTGTCAGGCTGGAGATATAGCTTCGAGTCTTGAGGCCAAACATGCCATCCCGAATCGGGAAGAGGAACGTGAATGCTGTGAAGTCGTCGCCTTGCGAGAGGTCAGCACCCATCGCACAGGGCATCTTCCAGAATTCGCGTTTGCGATGCGGGAGCGTTTCCTCATACGTGAAGAAATACGTGAACCCTTCCATCGGGATCCCGAACCGCTTAGCGAGAATATCGTTCCGTGAGGCTGGCGCTTTTTCAGCACGCTCGACATCGAGCTGATATGTCTCGTAGCTTACAGTGATCCCGATGTTCGGATTAGCCTTCGGCCACATCGCTGGGTCCGCGACTTCTTCCAGCTCATCAAGTTTGTAATGCCAGATCGAAACGTGCGGATTGATGTAGTCGCCCTTGAGAATGTCGGCAAGTTCCAACTTGATCGTGTCGCCAGAACCATTCCGTACAGTTCCTTCGGAACTTGTAGCGACAATGATGTAGTCGTCGAGTTTAGAAGCCCCCTGCTCGATGGCGCCGATTACATCCTCGCGAAGATCCCCGGAAAGCCACTCGTCGACCGACGAAACCTTAGGGCGCAAGCCCTGCAGTTTGTTGATCGCCATGGGACGTACTTCAAGCATCGACCCGGTCAGGAAATTCTCGATGCCCTTCTTAGTTGACGCCAACTTGACTCGGTTGGCTCTCGATCCAGTCGTGTTCTGGAGAGAACCTTCGGTCAAGAACTGAAACAATGGCCCGCGAGATCGCGTGATCGCTGTCCTGAACGGTGCCATCACTTCTTCGGCTTGTTTCATAGTCGGCGCTGTTGCGATTTGATGCGTCGTCTGTGTATCAACGACAAGAAAGTAACTTTGAATGCATTCGGCATACATGGATTTAGCCGAACCACGAGCCACAATCAAGTACTGCTTGTTAATGAGTCGCTTGCAGATGGTCTTTCGCTCGTAATGACCGCCATGACCATCTTTGCTCGGAACGTAAACGCTTCGCTCGATGAAGTAGAACCAAGCGAGAAGATCTTCGGCCCAGAGTTTGAAGCTTTCTAGCAGATAGAAATCGCTGCCATCCGTAAGTGTTAGTTCAGCTTCGCAATACTTAACGAAACCGTCAATCGCAGAGTCATCGTAATAGAAATTCGGATCGGCAATGAGCTCATCGATGAGGTTCATCCGAAGCGAGACTTCCCGGTTAACAGGTATCTCTCCGCGTAGAACCGCAGCACGGAAGGCACCGTAGTACTTTGGTGTCGCCGTGTTCGATAGCGTCACTGCCGATCCTCCTTTCTAGCCTGCTGCGGCTTTCGCTGCCGCCTTAGCTGCGGCTTTCGCTAGAGCCTTGTCGATCCCCTTAGCAGCGTACTTGTTTGCGTAGCTGGTAGCTTGTTGTTTCCCAACGTTACCGCCGATACCAAGGAGCTCGTTCGCGAACTTCTTGCCAGCGCTGACATGCTCCGGATTTAGTCGAGCATGTTGCGATTCGAGATTCTGCCGCTCAACTAGAAGCTTCAGATCCTCATTGCTGAGTGCAGCCGTACCGTGCTTGCCGACAACCCTCTTGAGTTCTGAGGCTCTTGCGTGATCTTCCGAAACGTTGGATCCCGAATCACCACGATTCTTGCGGACGCCCCACTTCATACCTCGGACGCCAAAGTGTTCGATGTAATCACGAGTCGAGCGGTCTAGCTGCTCGTAAGCAATCTCGGCTTTCTGAACCTGAACTCGATCTTCGACTATTGTGTCAATCCCGAGCCGAGAAAGAAGTACGTCGAGGTTCCCGTGCTTCAGCGATCCATCAGGACCCCAAGTGTCAGGAATCTTGTCTTCCATATGAAGAGACTTCGCCCTGGCGATAATATGACGCCGAATCCCGGATCCGCTATCGCCGGCGTTCTCGCCTCTGCCGACAGACATGATCGCGTCTTGCAGATCTGTGCCGTTCCTGACATAAAATGATCCGTCAGGCATCGCTATGCCCATCTTCGCAAACATCTTGCGCTGGGCAGCCGTGACCGACGCCATAGTCACCGCCTTTCTATGCTTGGTTGGTGACGACGTTTAGTCGAAGAACCACTGCATGGTCGGCGCCGCGGAACCGATCCAGGCGATCGTGCTGCCGGGACGCACGCTGAACGAGCCGCTGGTTCGCGCTCCGACAGTCACGCCATCGACCTTGACGCCAGTCACGGTACCACCGGTGACCTCGACGCGCATCTTGTGCGGGGTTGTGTTCGTCATGGCGACGGTGGTTGCCGCAACGGCAGGCTTCGCCGTCCAGTCACCAAGCGGCTTCTGCTTCTCGGCAACTGCGATCAGGGTGTTGTACTCGTCGAGATCCATGATGGACCTTTCTGTTTAGCGTTCTAGGTTGAAATCTAGCGCAAGTTCACGTGCGATTTCACTGTATGAATCTTCGATGCCAAACGGATTATGCTTCTGCAGATGCCGCGGCGAGCCTGGCGGGTTAATCGTTTCGGCCGCATGGTTGATCCGCCATTCGAGATCTTTGATCTGCTCCTGAATTGCCTGAAGAACGAAACGCGAATCTGACGGATCGAACGCTAGACGGCACTTCATGTAAACGTAATTTTGAACTAGCCCAAGAAGCAACTTCTCGGATGTTAGTTCGGCCCAGAGCGTCGTGTTGTCCTGAACGAAAACACCTTCGACTGGGCCAACGCCCAACTGCTGGAGAGCACCCATGGACGAGTTGACAAATATAGTGACGTCGAGATCGAACGCGGTAAAATCCGCCTCAAGCCCAAGAACCTTCTTAACCGAATCAAGAATGCTATCGGGGTTTGCCATGGGGGCTCTCCAGAGTCAGTTAGTGATTGTCGTTCCCGGGAAGCGATGGGATTGGATCGCCGCCAACTTCCGATTGATTTACTCGATCGTAACGCGAGGCGCCGTGAGATCGCGTTCGAGAATCTCACGCTCGGTCTCGTCATCAGTCATGGCATGCCGCTCGAGCCTGAACGAATGCCTTGTTGCTGTTGACTACCCAGTCGCCGTCCACACCCTTCGGGTCAAACCCCATGGCCTTGAGCGCCGTTTGGGCGTTGCGAACTGTGGCGGCGAGAGCCGTCTTGGACTTGAGCCCCCAGACCCCGTCCTGAGTGGCGCCGACTACGGACTGAGCGAACGCGACACCGTACGGAAACGTGTAATCGCCGAACGCCGTGGCCGAAATCAGAGCCTGGGCATGCTTGTCGGTGTTGCTCCCCCAGTCGTTGTCCGGCGTAGTGCGGATCGCGATCTGGAACGAACCACAATCCGGCTTGCCCGAACCTGAGGGCGTACCACCGAGCGTCTTGAAGTGGGCATTGACTCGACTGAGAAACTCCGTCCAAGGGAAGTTCGGGCCTGGGTCGGTGTGATCACCATCCTGGAAAACGCGGTTGACGTCGACATGACCAGCGAGACCCTTTTCGCCAGCGGCGATCTGTGAGTCGGTCAGATGCCGAACGGGGATGTCGTACTTCTTGCACCACTCAGCGACGCAAAGAGCTGCATTGTCGAGCGTGAGGATCGAGTACGCATCGTTCCACTCACCAGGAGTCTGACCGGCGTAACCGGCCATATCCACATTGAGCGAGTAGTCGTTGGTCGGAGGCATCGTCCAGGCGGTGTCCTCGTCGTAGACAACTCGCACTCGGGTCTTGTCGTCGACGCACCAGTGAGACGAAGCCTGAACCGTCTTGAAATAGTTCGCGACCGCCATGGCAACGCCCTCATTCTCGGGCGCCTCCATCGTGTGAATACCGATCAGAGTAATGCCGCGTGAACGACCGGACTGATACTGATTCGTGAGATTTGTCAGGGTGTTAACCATCGTTCTCCTACCAGAGTTTTGTGTCTCCAGGTCGTCTAAGGATCAACGGCTTGGCTAGAAGATTTGCGTCACCGTAATGAACGGCGTTATGCGTAGTATGTGTAACCGCGATCAGAAATTCAGGATCGAGGATGTTTTCATTACCCGAGTCAATGTCTTCGACGGTCATCGGGTTCATGTGATGAATGATGATGCGATCGTTAATCTCGTAGCCTTCGACACCCAGATCACAGCCACGATCTCTTACGATCACTTCATTGCGAACGTGTCTCCATTGGGCGGACGTGTAGAAACGTTGATTGACGTAACGTTCAAAGCCGAACGTAGCAACGCCAACTTCCGACCTAAGTCTTAGATAATCGTATCGCTCAACAAAGCCTCGAATTCGAGACAGTTCGGTATACGTTTTACTGATCATACTCATCAGGCTCAGCTTGCCCGGAGTAAGATCGCATTGCAGCAAGAGCTTTCTTGTAAAGTTCTTCGGTTCGTTCTGCAGAAGATAGTGAGTCAACCTTTGCCTGAAGAAGTTTGTTCTCCTGACGAAGTTTATCTCGCTCTAGTTCCTCACGACCTGACCCCAGCTTGAGGAAGTGAGTGAGGACTTGAGATGTTGCTGTGCCATCGGCGATCTGCTTCTCGGCTAGATCGATCGCGGAAGCGATCAGTTGGTTCTCACGTTGCCGAGGAGTTGTGGCCGGCGGACGTCTAGTTCTTGGTCTCCCCTCAGAAGAAGCCACGAGTTCACCCCCAGTTACAAGGACTTTCGGAGTAGTTACAGATTGGCCCAGTAAGAGGCGCGGGAACATCTTGTGCCTGCAGTGCTGGGGTGCTGGCGAAGCTAGCGACGAAACGGGGTCGGCAAGTCACTAGCCCAAGGGAAATCCCGCTCCTCCTACTGAGGCAACCTGTAACCTCGCATGAGAAACATGGACTCTAGTAGAACCTACCAAAGGAGAAGCTATGGCTATGCCCACAGAATGTCAAACTCCTGGCGCGCAGTTCCACACAATCACCAGCGATGAAAAGCTACTTGTGTCAGTCGACTTTGGGAGACGTCTCAACCTCAGCGAGGAAGAGGCCGTCCTTCTGGAGACGAATGTCCACAACGCTTTGGAGTTGGTGCTTGCCCGGTACTACACCAAGAGTTACCGTTCTGGCCGAACCACGTAGACCCGAAGCCGGTTAAGAGTTAGAGCCCGACATGGGCTCTAATTTTTTCGTGTGTCAAGCTTGAGTGGTCCTGTGAGCCTACTCCGGTTAACTCCAGGACCACTCAAGCGGCTCCAGGTGGGCCGACCTTCGGCCAATTTTTCCGCCGGGGCATTTTTGTGGACAGCGGCGATGCATAGGGGGGGAGCTGTTTTGCGATAGGCCCCCCCTCTACCCTTCAACGACTCACACTGTTGCTGCGATAGGATTAGTCGCCTTAGTGTACAGTCCATTCACGTTAAGCTTGCAGATCTCATCGATCGCTTGCTCAATCGCTAGTGCTTGATCGGCTTCGGACAAGTCAAACGATGTATTGACAACACGAGCGAGGTAGCCAGGTGTGTCGTACCCGTGTGCACGATCCCATTGCCACCATTCATCGTAGTTAGTCCACGGATTCCACGGGTTGTCGATCGTCGTCAAGAGATGTTCTTCGCCGTCATCCATCTAGCCTCCTTTACGATGAAGAGCAGCATCTAGTGTGCTGACTGGAATACCCAGTGAATCGGCTACTTCGGCCTGCGTAAAGCCAGACGCGAGCCGTGCTTCTGCTAGCGCTAGCTTAGAAGGAGTTACTTCTAGAGTGGCGCGAGGTGTTGCTAGTTCTCTAATTCGTTCCGTGTTTGCGTTCTCGAGAATGCTACGCAGCCTGCTAGTTGTAATAGCGCCAGCCTGTATAGCAGCCCATTGTTGATCGGTTATGTGGATCTCTTGCTTCTTAGCGCCAACGCGATCGCGAGCAGTGTTTAGTGCCTGACCTTTAATCTTTTTAAGGTTGGCGTTCTCCATGCCCGGGTTGTCCCTGATCTTCGCTGCCACCATGGCATTGGCTAGCAACTGCGCTTGCCGTTCTAGTGGCTTGTTCTTGAGCGCTAGATTAAGGGCGCTATTCAGTTGTGCCACTTCATGCTTGTACGTTAGCGCTGCACTATTCGAGTAATCGATGCGACCTGTAGCGAGTGCTTCTTTACGAGCAGAGTTGGCCAACGCTTTCAACCTGTTAGAGTGGTTAGCGTAGACCTCTTCTATGGGCATGCCTGACGACAAGGTGTGCGCGTTGTTAGTCTCGAGCAAAGGCTTGGACGTTGTCAACTTAACAACTGTTTTGCCAGTGTTCTTGTTAACATAACTAGCGCCAGTCTGGACATAGATCTTCTCACCAGACTTGGGGTCCACGGATCCGCCTTGTGAGGCCTTACGCAGAACCTTCTCAGGAACCTTAATTGCAGCGTTACCTGATCTGGAGATGATAGTTGATGCGCCTGCTAGACGACCAGACTTGCCTCGTCCTTGATAGGTCTCTTTGAGCGAGGCTATGCCGTTGTCTACGTATGACTGCCGATAGTTAAGATTGTGTTTCTCGGCATCGATGACGACCATCGAATGACGAACGGCTCGAGCGAGCTCGTCATTCCTGGCGCCCTTGATTGTCATATCCGTGATAAGGTTTGAGACGTCGCCCATTTGCTGCTGCTTAGCTCTTGCCGTCATCGGTACCATACCGGGGTACTCTTTATACGCCTCTTTAGGGTCGAAGTTTTCTAGCCCTTTAAGTGGCGATGTAGTTTTTAGTTCTCGCTTATCGTTGGGAATGACGAGCACTGTGTCCCCGTCGAAGTCCGCACCAGATAGGCGTTCTGCTACCTTAGGATGAATACCGATAGCGTCACGAGCTTCGCCGATAGTTGATCTTGATTCGGCATGCTTATTATTTACTCGCACTTCAGGGATCTCAAAAGTTCCCCCATGCGGGAAACGCACCAAAGCGACAGTAGTACCGTTCCTGAAGTTGGGCGCGTAAACCTCATTTTCTTTCAGCGATTCGATAGGTAGAATAACTCGAGTCGCTTGACCCGGCAAAGCCGCAGCCTTAAGATGAACAGACGCAGACTCTGCCCCATCAGCAAAAGACTCCAAGAGTTTCTGCTTGACAACGGGGTTTGTCAGCTTTGATATTTCATCGAACTCATCTACTCTTGATTTGTAGGCGAGATCGAGTTGTCGTTTTGCTAGACCGGTACTCTGCTTCGCCAAGACCTGACTTGACAGTGAACGAGACCAATCGTTCCAATCGCCTTCTTCGTTAACGACATTCATCGGTGACTGATGTTGTTTACCATCTTTACCGAGATACGTTTTCTGCCGAACAGTTGCGCCGAACGGGTTCTCTTCGTCCGACTGCTTCTTCATGGTGTCGAGCTTGTTGCCCGTGTCATGCTTGTTCGTGTTGAACTGAAGGTCGACTCCTGCTGGGAGACCATCTTTGTACATGGCCATACCTTTAAGGTAATGTGTGCCATCGACAGCGATTCGAACTTGTGCATATCTGGATGTCCCAAGTGAAATATCGGGAACACCAGGACGAACATAGATAACGCCGTCGGCATTTGTGCCGCCTTGTTCTGCGTAGCGAATTCCGATTCTCTTGGAATCCACGTTGACCGGAGGTTTGACACCGATATATGAAAGACCACCATCTTCGCTGTATGCGGCAACGGTCTTGATCTTGTCTGGGTTCTTTACGATGTCCACATATTTAGTTCCTGGTGGAGCAAGAACTTTAATTGTGGTTTTCTTATTACCGCCAACCCCAACGTTCGGCGCCTGAATTTTGTGAACTTCGTAACCTCGCTCTTGAAGCAAAGCGACGGCGGTTGAAAGTTTAGTCTTGCTGATCGCTAGATGATTTTCGGTTCCTTCGCCGATATCGAGATAGCTGCCATCAGCAAGCTTGTCCTTAAGCATGTTCGACGTCGACATCAGAACATTGCGCTTCTCCGTAAGCGCTGGATTAAGCAAAGAACGAACCGAAGACTCGTTGATGCCCATTCGTTCGCCAATGGCGACATTGGACATACCTTTATTCTTCAGCCGTAGCGCTTGTGCGGCATCGGCTTTCTGCGTTTCGTTCTTAGCGATCGATTTGGCAGCACGAAGTTGCGTGGTAGTGATGCCAAGACCTTTGGCGATATTGGTGTCTGTCACGCCTTTGGTTTTGAGCTCTGCTACGTAGCCCAAGAAACCGCGATTATGTTCTTGTGGTTCGAGACCCGACCCCCACGGATATCGGCCAGATCGGCGAAGGACGCCATAGTGAAGCAGTTCGTCAGCAGCAGCGTCAGCCATTGTATCCTTCCGCCTTGAGCGATTCTATGTATCTGTCGAAGACGATGATCTTACTCATGATGTGAGCGATCGTATCTACTTCAGGAATGCTCATTATTATTTCATCGTTTTGATACATGCGAAGCTCTATCTCGATTTCCCCAGGCTTAACGCCGTATTCGAGACAATACAAAGCCGCATAGATCTCCAGCTGGTGGATTGACCCAGGAATCACGCCAGTTTTGAGATCGTGAATTCGCAGAAAATCTTTCTTGAATCCGATGGTGTCGGCTGTTCCGTAGCTATTATCCGAGTAATACAGAATTTGTTCGGTAATCATACGAAAGCCAATACCATCGTTCACGTACATATTAAGCGTCTTACTTGTACGTGGAAGTTTGATTCCGAGTTTAATTGCGTTGTGGGCGAACTCGTGGAGTTCCGTGCCCCGACGCGCCGCTTGGGCGTTGCGGAAGACTGTCGCCAGTTTCTCGTCGTCGTAGTTTATCCAATGATAGTTGCTGGCGCTGAGAAATGCGTGACGCCCCACAAGATCCGAATGCGAGTTGAAGTTCACGGAGGACGTCTTCCTTGTTTTGCGGATGGATAAAGGCCGCAAAAGACATCGCGTTCATCAGGTCAACGTAGTATTCCTGGTTTGGCTGTCTGACGGCTGTCGCGGAAGCTTTGCATTCGAGAACGGCCCACTTATCTCCCCAGAGAATCAGTCGGTCCGGTATGCCTTGAACTAGGTTCGGATCTAGTTTCTGAATTATGCAGCCAGGGAACATGACGCGAAGTTCGATGACAAGATTTTTTTCAAATTCAGTTTCTATGCGAGCCATCGAACCTCCTTTTTATCAGTCCTCAGTCAGAAAGAATTCGGCGGCCGGATGACGACTTTCGACATCGCCCATCTTGAGGATGACGGTGTTGCCGAAATCTTTAACTCCCTGAACCGTGTGCTTACCGCCGGGATCGATGATGACATCGTTCTGCTTAATCTGACTAGCTTCTTTCCAGGGCATGGCTATCTCCTTTTGTAGAATTTAAACTGCGAAATTTAGAACACGAATTCATTACGCGTTCGTGTTGTTATGTGGGACTATCCGCCCAGATTCTATTGCCGCATGAGCACTCCCATCGATGCGTGTGCAATCCGGCGTCGTAACCTTTATAGACGGTGTGCGAATGAGAATGCGTTGAGGGCTTCACTGGTTCAGCAGGCTTTGCGTTGGGATCTGGGTTTGGATTAGGTCGTCTGTGTTTTGGCTGTTTGATGACAAAACCAATCGGTTCGATAAACTTAGAGAATGAGCTCAAAATGAGCAAGCATTCTCTATCTTCTATTATAGGCCATGTAATTCCTGCGAGGACTCGACCATGGTCGACTATGTACAAAGTAGGACAAAAGGGTGTGTGCCACTTTGTGCCACTTTTGTTTTAAAAGTGGCACAGTGTTTTTAGGGTGTTTCCGCAGGTCAGAGCCTTGTGTGACACTTTTTGTGCCACTTTTCCACTTTTTTTGCTAAACTTTAAAAATCTGAGTTTTTTGAGACATTTATCCATTCCCCCTTATATTATTATTATTATTATTTAAAAAGTTATAAGAAAAAAGTGGTAAAGTGGCACAAACAGCCTCTGACCTGCGGAAACACCGTGCCACTTTTGTTCAAAAAGTGGCACAACTTAATCAAAAAGTGGCACAAAATCGCTCGAGCAAGCAAAATTTAGATCCCGAGTTGCTCCCGCCACTCAGATCAAACTTGCGAGATCTGAGTGGCGTTTAGTCAATGTCCAAAATGTCTGATTCAAAAGTGGCACACATCATGCGGCAGATCGAAGGTATTCGGTTTGATTGAAGTTCCGTTTAGCACAGAGTGACTTCCAGATAGCCACATCAATCATCGCCGAACTTCTAATCACGTAGTACTTCAAATCTGTGAACGATGTATTTAGGCGATCAGTTCGTCCTTTCGCTTGCTCGAACATTCTGTAAGAGTACGTCAGCGAATAGAAAACCATCGCGTCCGTCTCAATGCAATTCCAGCCCTCTGCCCCTGAGGCGTATTGTACTAGATACACCCACTCAAGCTGATCGGGAATCGGCTCATGCTTGTGCCCGTTCCATTCGCCGATGTGCGTATCAAGCTGCCTGAGTATCTCGAGTTCGTAGTCGTAGTTGTAGAAGATGATCAACCTAGGATGCTTGATCATCAGATCCCGAATCGCCAAGATTCTGCTAAGATCGCTATTGACGATCCTCCGCATCAAGGCGAACAATTCGCTCACATGCCGGATCGGTCGATTCTCGAACGGATTCCATCGTCTTCGCCAGACAGTGTCAAAAAGCTCTCTGTCGTATTCCGCGAAAACGTCCACAGTATGCCGGGTCGTGTGTTTCTGGAACGGCATCTCCACAAGAATACTGCGGAGTTCCCGTACAAGCCGCTCCGTCCCAACATACCGATCCACTTTCGGGTACTTTGCGAAACGCGAGAAAACGACATGCTCGCGCAAGAACTCGGTTCTGTTCTTGTAGAACCCGTTTGCGATGAAGACTGGAATATAGTCGAGCCAGGTGTCCCCAGGTGTAGCACTCAAGAGCACCCACTGATTCTTCTTGACTATCTTCAGGAACGCCTGTACCCATACGCCCGATCCCACCACTCTCTGCTCGTCGAAGATGAAGAACGCATTCTCAACGTCCTCATACTCACCCAGATTGTTCCAGCTGTCCACCTCCGGAAATATCGCTAGCAGTCTTGCCTCGGCCTGCCAGTCACCACTATCCCGCTTCTTTGCTGTAGTGATGACA